TCGCGATCAGGTGACAAACAAGGAGTACGAAGACGCCATCGTCTATGCGCTGGCGCCGAACGATCTGATGAAGGTGGCCGGCGACTTCTCTGGCATCACGGCTGGCACGCCGGGCACGTTGGCTGTCGGTGGATCAACGCAGAATTCCAACAACGGTGCCGCAGCATCGGGGCCTTTCGGCTGGACTCAGGTCATCGCCGGTGCAGTCTGGAATGCGGTTGTCGACGCCATCACCGGCAGCTGGGTCTGCTACACGCCGGGCAGCGGCGCCACGTTCAACCTCGCCACCTACACGCAGACGCTGACGCCTGTGGCGGTGACGCGGTACTTCGTGGTCGGCTTCACGACGAAGGGCTGGTCTTCACTGAAGCTGGCCGCTGCGTCGATCTACGACTCCGGCGCCAGCATTACCTCGTACCACACCGAGGTCATCAAGTTCAGCGTGGCCCCCTCGGCGGCCAACTTCACGCTGACGCTTGCCACCAATGCGACGGCTTCGTACTGGGCTGAAATGCGCCTGTACGAGATCGGCAGCGCCGAGTTCAACGAGCCGGGCGCCCTCGGCACCGCGCTTACCAAAGCCGTCAAGCGACTCATGCGTCGCGGCGCTTACTGACTGGGGCCGCAATGACCGACTCCGAATTCGATCGGCTGCCTCAGCAGGCCGGCAAACGCAAGCTGGTGCGGAGACGGAAATGAACTTTGACGACCTCCCGAATCAGCTCTCACAAAGCCCGGCAACAGCGGGCACCGTGGGAGCTCTGCTTTCCCTGCGATGGGTGCCAGGCAAGAACTGGGGCACCAAGGCATTCAGCTTCAGCGGGAGCATGGCTGTCGTCATCTTCGCCGTGCCGTGGGCGCTCGATGTCATGAGCGTCACCTCGAAGAACGCACCGCCAGCGTTCGGGCTCATCGCGGGTTTGCTGGGCATGAACCTGCTGACGAAGGCCGTTGACTACGTTGCCCAGACACAGCTCGGCGACCTGATCGCCTCGTTCTGGAGGAAGCCCTCATGAGTCTCCTGACCATCCTGTTTTCTGTCGCCGCCGCACTGTTCAGCTTCTTCGTGTTCAGCAAGCGCTGGAAGCTGCCGATCCTGTTCGAGCTTGGCCTCGGGCTCACGGCCATGGGCGCCATGGGGTTTGCTTTCTCAACGCATGACGGCTGGCTCAATCCCAAGGCCTTCATCCTGATCGCCATCGGTCTCTCCGTGATGCTTCTGTCCACATTGCGACAGGAGAAGAAGCGAGATCGCCTGCACCGGCATGGCGACCCGCAAGAGCTCGATGTCCAGTCTCTACGTCATCCTTCAGGGGGTCAGAAGTGAAGATTCTTTACGCGCTACTGTTCATCATCCTCGGCCCCTGCGTGCACGCGCAGACCTCGACCGTGGCACCTCCAATCGACCGAGGCTGCCAGCCCATGCGCGGCTCCGTCAACATCGGCGCACGGGTGTCCACGGAGTCCGCAGCAGCGAAAGTCATCACCGACTGGTCTGCAGCAGATGCGCGGAACTCGGCCGCCCCGGCTACTACGAACTTCTACACCGAATGCCGCAAGCAGTACGTGGCGAAGACCACGCCGAAGCTACCGGACGCGCCAGCATCAGGGCCGGTGCTGCCCGTCAAGGTCAACGCCGCGCTGATCCCGAAAGTGGCCGTCACGTCCGTGCAGAGTCCGATTGGCGGCTACCCATCGGAGCAACTGCGGGCGGCCACGACGAAGCCAACTGTCTCCGATAACCCGGCATTCCGCTCCGCCTGCCAGACGGCTAAATTCTCCTTCGACGACCCGATCATCTTTCCTGGCCAGCCTGGAAGATCACACCTGCACGTCTTCTTCGGCAACACCGGAACGGACGCATACACCACGGCCGAGAGCCTGCTCGCCACCGGCAACACGACATGCCGTGGCGGCACGATCAACAAGTCGGCCTACTGGGCGCCGGCAATGATCGATACGCGCACGGGCGCGCCGATGCTCCCGCTGTTCGAGACGGCGGTGTATTACAAGGCGCTCTGGGTGCTGCCGCCGGAGATCATCAAGCCCTTCCCAAAGGGTCTGCGGTTCATCATGGGCAACCCGGGCGGCAACCCGACATCGCCGAGCGGTGCAGCGATCTATGCGTGCACCTGGGAGGGCGGAGGCGGCGGGAATACGAACTGGTTCAATCACATCCCTGACTGCCCGATCAACGGCACGTCGCGGCTCATCATGGCCGTAGACGCTGAGCAATGCTGGGATGGTGTAAATCTGGACTCACCGGACCATCGCAGTCACATGACAGGCGCCATCAGCGGTGGCGCCAACCAGACCGGCCACTGCCCCACGTCGCACCCAGTCGCGCTGCCGGCGATCTCGGTGCAGATCAGCTACCCAGTGAGAACGGCAGGCGAAACGAAGTTCTGGCGCCTCTCGAGCGACAACTATGACGTGACACAGCCAGCCGGCTACTCGGGGCACTTCGACTACTTCGCGGCCTGGGCGCCTGGCTTCGTTGAAGGCTTCGTCGCGAATTGCCTGAACAAGGGCCTTGACTGCGGATCATCTCTGCTCGGTGACGGACGCGAGATGTTGGTGCCATGAACCTGCAAAACCAACTCATCGAGTTCGAAGGCTGGAAGCACGATGCCTACCCGGATCCGCTGACGCTCGGCGAGCCCTGGACCATTGGGGTTGGCCATTGCGGTCCCGAGGTCTACCGCGGCTTGAAGTGGACCGACGAGCAGATCACCCTGGCGCTTGCCAAGGACATCGCCGAGAAAACCGCCCAGGTGAAGCAGCACATCCCGTGGTTCGATCGACTCAACGAGCCTCGCCAAGCCGTGCTGATCGGCATGTGCTTTCAGCTGGGGATCAATGGCCTGCTGGGCTTCAATCGCACCCTTGGCTCCGTCAGGGATGAGCGCTGGGACGATGCGGCCAATGGGATGCTGATGAGCCGGTGGTGCAAGCAAACCCCGAACCGGGTGCGCAGGATGGCCCGTCAAATGGTTTCAGGCGAGTGGCAATAGATGGGCGCCGCCATACTCACCAGTCTTGTAGAGCGCATTGCGCATCTCTTTGTAGGGGAGAAGATACTTGTCAGAGGCTTGGCGGATCGTCAAAACTTCCCCCTGAATCCTGACATGGCGGTTGTTCTTCAAGTTCTGAGACTGTTCTTTCGGCGCCTTCCAGCAGCAGTTTCCTGGCTCATATCCAAGCCGCCCATTGATCCGCTCCAGCGTGGTCCCAGCTGGACGAGGACCCATGTAGGCAAGGAAGGCTGCGAAATCTATCCGCCACATCAAACAAACTTCAATGCCGGAGCCGCCATAGTCTGCGTATCGGGTCGATTTGGGGTTGTGGCACCGCGTGATAGCCGCCCTCCACGAACTGTATTCCGGACTACCGCCGCTATGGCCGTGTCTGGTGATCTTCCTGGAAACACGCTCCCCTCTCTTGCACCCACAGCTGCCAGTGCGGCCGCTCCGGAGGCGAGTGCCATCCACGACCGCCTCTTGACCGCACTGGCACTGGCAGCGCCAAAACGTGCCCGGGCTGTTTTGCTTCCTTGGCGCCCGCTCAATCACAGTCAAGTGCGAGAAGATTTTTCCAGTAAGGTCGAATTTCAGCATCGCACAATCATAACCGGGGATTGGCAGTGAACCCATACACCAGCCTTGCCGGCTTCCTGCTCTGGGGCGCATCCATCGGTGCCACCGGCTGGTGGTTCTACGGCGCCGGCCAGGACCACTGCAAGGCCGTCGAGGCGCGCGACGAAGAGGTGGCCCGCATTGCCACCGAGGCTGCCACCAGTGCAGCCGCATCCGCCATCGCCAAGATCGAAGTCAAGAACACCACCATCCGGCAGACGCTGGAGAAGGAAGTCCATGAGAAGACCGTCTTTCGTGACTGCCGCTCTGGCCCTGACGCTGTGCGGATGCTCAACAGTTCGCCCGCAATCGCCGCCTCCGGGCCCGAGCCCGTTGGTGGTGGCCAGCTGCCCGCCTCTGGCGCCGCTCGCTGACGACACGTTCGGGGCCTGGGTGCTCTGGGCGCAATACGCGGCCGGGCAGTACGGGAAGTGCAGCGCGGCAGCGCTGGCCGGCTCGCCCGGGTTGAAGCCGTGAGGCGGTGAGCCTGTCTAAAACTAAACAGATCGATGTTGCTCTAGCCCGGCAGATGCACCGCGATGACGCGACATCAGAATTAGACAACCAACAGCGCAAACCAAGCATTCATGCGGGTTGCAGCTTATACGCGCCGATAGTGCTGCATCATTGGAGTATGTGTTTCGATGCCGAAAATGCTCATTAAATCAATAGCTTAGCCGACGGGCCTGTCTACTGTCTCAACAACGTCCAACAGCCTTTCGGGTTTTCTGTCGAAAAGTCTCCAAATCACACTCTCGCCCCAGACGTTCATTGCGTAGTTGACGGCGACGCAAACAATGCGTGTGTTGCCCGGCACGTAGCCGATTGCGCTGTTGATGCGATCAATGCTCGGGGCGTAGGGGCGCTTCCCGTTCAGCGGTTCAAGCGTGAATGGCTGCCCGGACACCGCGCACCTCCAACCAGCTTCGTTCAGCATGCGACGGACACACTCACGGGTGATGGTGAATTCGATCCCTTTGCCGCGGTGGCTCGATGGACATCTTCCAGCGTCTTTCCAAGATGCAGCCACCGGTTGTTTCGTACCAAGTAGAAAGAACCGTTCTTGAAGTACACGCATTGCGGCAGCGGCACGCCGTTGTGCAGCCTAATTCGCATCCTGATCCTTTACAGAGAAGCGGGGCCCGTCGGCTTCGATGTGCTCTAGCCCGCGGGTGTACCGGTTTGTGTTTGCCTCGGTTGTGTGCCCAAGCAGCGCCTGGGCGCTCTTCCCTTGGCGCTTCGCGGCTGTGGCGGACATGGCCCGCGCGTCATTCAGGCGCGCATCCTCGACTTTGGCGGCCTCGCATGCGTTGTTCCATTGCAGCGCCACGCTGCGATAGTCGGGGGCCCCGCCATTGCGACCACGCAACAGGGTCAGTGTCGGTCGATCCGCACTGAGCGCCTTGGCCCGCTCCACGGCGGCCCGCAAGTCTGGCGTCCACTTCACCACCAGACGGTTGCCGGTCTTCTCCTGCTCGAATTCAATGCCAGCCTCGGTCAGTTGGCTGCGTCGAATCGACAGCACATCGCTGATCCGCTGACCGGTCAAGAACTGCAATTCCATGATGACCTGCAACCGCGGCCCGGCCTTTGAATGAATGGCCTCCCACTCGGCAGCGGAAATAAGGCGCTTGCGTTTCGCCTCCGGCAGCCGCTTGATGCCAATGCATGGATTGCTGTCGACGAGCTGCCGCTCAACTAGATCGGAAAACACCTGGCGCAGGAACGACAAGACCCGATTTGCCATATTTGGGGTGTCAGACATGGACTGCTTGATGCCTGCCACATGCTTGGGCTTCACGTCGTGTATGTCGAACGCGGACAACTTCCGCTTCAGCACCCCCGCCGCGTACTTGTACTGGGTCTTCGTGCTGTCCGCCAGGTCGGCCGGCAGGGCGTCATAGAAGTCTTGAATTGCCTTCGGCATTCCGCCCAGCTTGGCGCCTTCCATCAGTCGGCCGTACTCGCCCAGCGCAAGCGACAGGTCCGACCCTAGGCGCGTCCACTTCCCGCCCTTCACGAGATAGAACGCCCCGTGCTTCTGGTAGAAGCAAGGCGGGTATGGACCTTTGGTCTTACGGGGGCGGTTCATGGCATCAGCTGCGGCTCTGGGCGCTCGATCCTACCGGTGCCACCCAGCGCCATCTCCGCGACCACCCGCAACACCGCCAGCGTGCCATCCGGGCGTGTGCTGTAGCGCACACCCATGTGCTCGAGCACGCGCGCCTGAGCATCACTGCGGCGTTTGCCAGTGATCGCTCGCAGCTCGGCGGGGCTGAGCGTCAGCATGGGGTCAGCCCTATTCCCCGAGATGAATGGCAAACACCTTCACCTCGTCAGGACCGAAGTGCGGGTGAGTGATGGCGATGCGCTCGTAGCCGCGCCAGGCGCGCATCAGCCGGCGCTCGGCGTCATCCTTGGCTGGGTATCCGCAGGTGATCACGATGTCGTCGTATTCGCGGCCGGCAAGGCGCTTTTCCCAGTAGGGCGTGCACAGGCGGAATTCCTGGACCTTTGCGCCCGACTGGATGGCGTCGAAGTAAATCTTCTTTACGGCGAGGTGCAGCGTTCTCATCTCACACCCCCTTCAAAGTATCAGACCCGACCTTCAGGGCACGGATGGTGGTGGCAGCGTCTTCGCAGGCGTACTTCGGTCTGCCACTAAATCCCCACTCGTTTGCCTTGTTGTTGCAAACGGCTGCCGCCTCTTCCAGAGCTTGCGCACGTACCAGAGCGGCATCAGCCTTCAACATCTCCACTTCGTCTTGCAGTGCTGAGAGCTGTGCTGTTGCTTGGGCGTGGTCGGTGAGGAATTCCCAATCCAACTCAGGCCTGAACACGCGTGGTGCGCGCTCCGAGTACGCCCATGGGTAGTGTCCGATCATCCCCGGCTCGCTCAGGTGTCGGTAGCGCCACGCCACGATGGGCAGGGCTTCTGGCTTCGTGCTCATGGCTTGGGGCCTTCCAGTTTCGGCAGCATGCTGGCAATCTCAACCTGCTCCAGCACGGTCTTGCCATTGCCCAGCATGATCTGACCGAGGAACGCGCCTTCGAACGTCAGCACCCCGGTCTCGATCGCCATCACCTGGCCCTTGATCCAGTCGCGCAGCACGCTGCACACGCTGATCTCGGCCTGCTTCAGCGCCTTCTTCTCGTGGTCGACCTTCGAGCCGCGCGTGCGGTGGGTGTAGGGGTGCTCGCGCAGCCACGCCGCGGCGTAGCCTCGGTAGCTGGCCTTCGCTGAGACATCCCGGCCGCGGTGGCTGAACTGCACCAGCAGCTCGCCGTTCTCGGTGTCGGTCATCGTGCCGAAGCGCTGGCAGCCGTACTTCGTGAGCACCTTGCGGATTTCTTCGAGCGCAGCGCCGCCGCTGGTGGCGTTTTCGTACGGCAGGCTCATGGCTTGGTGTCTCCTGGGGGATGGGGAGTGGCGCCCAACATTGCCGCGTAAAGCGACGATGTTTTGAGCGGCTTGTCGAGCATGTCGCACCCTTGGCGATAGATCGCCGCGGCCTCCAGCATCTCTTCGGTCGGCTCAACAGGCACCAGCACCCACACAGGTGGTGATGCTGGAGCAGCGTAGAGAGGTGTGATCCGGCTCGTATCAGGCTGATAGTGGGCCTCACGCGCCTCATCCGCGCCTGCCTTGGTGTAGAACAGGCCGCCCGACATCCAGTGTGTCTCGTTGGTGAGCATGCCGCGCACCATGAACTCGACCTGCCACGCCACCGCCTCTTGCACTTGAGGGGCTGGCTGGGCAAGAGCGGCAAGGCGGTCGATTGAGGCGCACAAGGCGACATCCCAAGGCTCTTCTGGCTCACCGTCCACAATGGCCGCCTTGATCTTGGCTGCCAGCTTCTGCACCTCGGTGTTCTCATTCATGGCATGGCCTTTCCGATTTGTGCCGCAGCCAGCACGATGGCACGGCGAGTTACCGCACATTCATCCTCACCTTCTTCGGCGTACACCTCTGGTCCATCGAGCATCGGGCCAATGCCAATGCGCGGTAACTCCAGCAGCAACACAAGGCGCAGCTTCACTGCCAGCCGTAGCGCGTCGCCGTCGTGGTGCAGCGGATTCCACAACAAGCCCGTGAACTTGTCGCCCCAGAACGTCAGCCCAGATATCTCATCGAACTCGACGCCATGGCCTTCAGCCTTCGCGGCCAGCTCTAAAAGTTCTCGGTCATTCTTGGCAAGAACAGCGCTGCCACGAGTCCGCTCGACATCTGCCGCCGCGATCAGCAATGCAGCGGCGCGGATGTAGTTGCGATAGCGATCCTTTGGCTTCCAGGCGTCCCCATCCCATGGCCAGAATCGCAGGTAATCGCCGACATTGCCGACCGGCTCAGTGTGCAACGCATAGCAGGCGGCTGCTGCGGCAAGGTCACCGCTGTCGTGCATGTCTACGTCATGCTGACGCGCGTATCCCTCAACCTCGATCTGCCGTTGCCTCTCGGCCAGCACGTCACGCTCCGCATCGCTCAGTGGGTCGGCTGGCGCACTTGTGGCGACGTGTTTCTTGTGGTCGTTCCAGCCCGCGGCGTGGCCCCACTTCCAGTACGCATCTAGGCCTTGGCCTTTGTCGTCTCCGCGGTAGTCCAGATAGGCGTCACGCTCAGGGTCGCGCGGCTCGTTGTCAGCGCTTGCATAGCCATCTTTGAGCTTCCGCGTTTCCATCGGGCCTGTCGGCTCCGAGGCTGGCGCACTGGTGGCGAGCCATTGGTGCTCAGTAACGGCATAGAAAGTCACGTCAAGCACAGGCCGCGGCCGCTTCCAAAACAAATCATCCAGGGCAAACTGAGCCGCGGCCTTGGTGGGGTAACGAACAGCCCCGTTCGGGTCTTTCGTGAAGTCAGCGATTGCGTAATCCGGGCCGCGCTCGCTTTTGAGCAGCAGGCCCGTGAACCACCACGCCGCGCCGTCTGCGTTCGTAGTGCGCTCAACCATCCATGCAGTGATCAGCTCCGAGGCTGGCGCACTGGTGGCGACGTGGCGCACAAGTTCAAGCGCATCTCCGATGAGTCGGTTGCAGTCGGTGCGAGAGCCCTGGATTCTTGCCATGACTAGGTACTCTTCGATTATCTTCAGCGCTTCGCCCGTCTCCGAGGCTGGCGCGCTGGGTGGTGCTGCGGATGGTGATGCAGCCCATCTACCATCGCTTCGCTTCAGGTACAACTCGCCAGCGACATGGGTCGCGTCGGGCGCCATCTGCTGACCTTCATATACGGTCAGCAACTGACCCTCCTGCATCCCACCGCTGCAATCAGTAGGAGCTTCGACAACAGACCATGAACCGCTTCGGTCGTCGTACCAACTCCACTGCAAAACGAACTTGTCGTGCGCCGGCTCCGGTGGGGGACTGACATCCTTGCGGGTGGCGGTGTCCACTGGTTGTTCAAATCCGAGGCCCCTAAGCCACATCTCAAGGTCTTCGAGCACATCGCAATCGGACAGGTGCATCGGCTGCAGTTTGTGGAACGTGTCCGCCCAACGGATCGCAGCAATTTGAATGCGCTGGAGGCGCACTTCGGGGCGCTGGTCATACGCCACTGGTGGCTCGGCTTGCTGTTGGGATGCGAGGGCAGTGAATGTTTCGAGGCCGACTTCAAGACACATGCCGCGCAGCACCTCGTTGCGAACCGAAGCCTCATCCAGCGCTCGTGTGATTGCGGCATGCACGGCGTCTGCCAGCGCCTTTGCGTGTTCACTCATGGGTGCTCCGGTAGTTGTGCTTTATTTCAAAGGCCAGCCGCCGCAGGAATTCCCCAATGGCCCAGCGGTATGACCAGCCGCGATATTTCCGGTATGTGAACGCGGAACTCGCGCGCTCGAATGCTTCGCGGAGGCTCATGGCTGCTCCTTGGTGGGCTGTGATGGGGCACGCTTGTTCCATTGATCTGGTTCAGCCATGGCTGCGCAACTCTCGCACTCGATGTAGTGATAGGGCTTTCCGTCGCCGGTTTCGCCGACACTCGAACTGACAAGTTCGCTCCCGCAAAACGGGCACGGCAAGAATCCGTCTTCGTTCATCTCCTTGCTGACCTGTGATGGGGCTTGCTCAGTGGGGCGGAGGGCGGCTTCGAGCTGATCCATGGTTTCTGAAAATCCACTTTCAGGCCCGAATTCGTTCCAGTGCCTGCAGGCCATCTTCGCGGCTACCAGTGCCTTCGCCACTTCGATTGCAGGCGCTGGCGCTACCGTGGCAGACAGGCGGAGAGCTTCTTTGGCGTAGGCGTGCATCTGAGCGGCGCTGTAGCCGTCAACCTCTTTCGTCTCATAGCCGACGACGTTTCCCTTGTCGTCGAGGAAGTCAGCCGTCTTCTGCTCAAACGCACCTTCAGGCTCTGGCAGCTCAGGCAGTGGTTCTTGATCTTGAGTGGTCATTGCTTTTCCATTTCAAATTCGTTTTGTTCACTCTGCTTTACCGATTTCTCGCCGCTTCCGCTCAAGTGCTCAGTTGTCAAACCAGAAGACGATGCGCAACTCGTGAGGCGCCCCTTCAATGCCGTCGAACGCCTTGATGATCTTGCTCAGGCTGTCGCCGATGCCGAACGATGCGGGCACATCAAAGGTGAACGACTCGTAGTCGCCGCCCCATGCGCTTTGGGCGTATGGATAGATCAGATCCCAATCAGGCTTGCCGCTTGCGATCGACTCACGCAGCACGGCCAACTCTTTGCGATCTTTCACGCCAGAGATCGGCATGGTGTTCTTGTCCAGGTAGGCAGCAAGCTCGCGCAGCTCATGTAGGTAGAGGTAGCTGTGCGAATGGCCGTCTGCGCCCCAGCCATCGCTGCACTCGGCGGTCTCGGGTGCGCACTCTGTTGGCATGCCTCGTTCGCAGAAGGAGAATTCAAACTCCCTTCGCACACCGTTGCACAGGGCCCCAAACAGGTCATAGTTGCGCCCGCGAAATTCACGCTGTGATGCGTAGTCGACTGACGGACGGTCGCCTTCCTCATCTGGGTCGGCCGGGTCCCATTTTTCCAGCGACACCCAGGCGTCGCCGATCTTCTTCTCGCGATAAATGTGGATGTCGCATCCCATGCTCATCTCTCCTTCGGTTGCGGTAACGGTTGTTTGACAGGATCCTTTTGCCCCTCGAAGTGATCGAATTCGACCGCTGGTTCCGGCTCATCGCTAGATGGAAGCTCGGTGCCGTGACCGCAGAGGCGGGCAAGGTCGAGCGCCTGGGCGCGCTTGTCGAGCCTGGAGCGAGCCCTTCTAGACATGGTCCGGCTCCATCGTCATCAGCTTGATCTCGTCCATGGCAAGGGCATCTTCCATGTTGTCGAACGACCTGTAGACCAGCTTCGAGTAGGCCCAGCACAGCAGGCGCATGTTCTCGGCTCGCTCGTCTTTGCGGCCCTCGGCGTAGGCGTTGATGAGCGCCTCCTCGGTGGCGTCAGGATTGTTCATGCGGCCTCCTTGATCTTGAGCAACTCCGCCTCGTGCAAGCAGACACTCTTCTCGAAGCTCAAGAGGTCGTCTTCCAGCTTCTGGATGCTGTCGTCGTTGCGCGTGATGCGGATGGTTTTTAGCAGCTCGAAGTCAGGGCACCACAGCGACAGGTCGACCCACTTGCGGCCGAGAATCCACATCGCGCCTTCGCATTGATCGGTGTACGCCGTGAGGTCGCCGTAGACCATCGCATTGAACAGCGTGTCGCTGCTCACCATGGTCTTGCACTCCCAGATGCCGTCATCGCCGATTAGCCCATCGACCGACACGCCGAACTTGCGATCATCGGTGCAGATGAAGCCGGCTTCGGTGACCAGGCGACCAGTCTCCATCTCATAGCGCAGGCGTGCCACCGGCTCCTCGACAGTGCCGGTACGCATGGCTGGGGTCTGGAACTTGGATGGCACAGTGCCGCCTGCACGCTCACGCGCAACATCCAGCGCGTAGGCAACACACGCAGCGTTCGGGCCGCCGCCTTTGAGCTTTCCGCGGCAGTCTTTGAACCGCGATGCGGTCACCACGCCGCGCCGCGCCTCCAGCCACTCGGGGCTGCCCTGTGGGTCGGTGTAGAGAATCATTTGGCCTCCTGATCGTCAGCGGTTGCGGTTGCGATGACTGCTCGCGGGTCCGGCACCTCTTCAACAGTGCGCTCCAGGTCAGCCTTCACGGCGTCTTCCTTGAGTTGCCCGTGATGCCCAGCCAGGAGCTTGCGATTCGCTGTGCCAGTTGCCACCCAAAATGCCTGATAGGCGGCAACCCCGCCAGCTGCGGCCTGCTCCGCTTGCTGAAGCAACGCGGCATCGGGCGCAGGCGCCTCGGTTGACGTGGCGGTCGGTGAGGTACGCGGCGCCCCACTGGCCGGCATGTCCTGCGCCTCCTCGGCCACCAGCATGCCGCCGATGGCTGCCGGGTACACGGCGCGCACACCTTCAGCGATGCAACGAGCCCGCAACATGGCGCGCGGGTAGTTCTTCCAGTTGTCCTTGCCGGTGAGGCCTGCCGCCTTGGCCTGGGCGATCGTCCACTCCATGCGGAGGGCGCCGCCTTGAGGGTGACTGAACGTCGCGTCAGCAATCATGCCGGTGAGGGCGTGCCACTCCACTTTTCCGCCGGCCGCCTGGAAGCGCGCCAGCACGCTGTGAGTCTTGCGGGTGGCCTTGCCTTGAATGATGTCGTAATCCTGCGCGATGGTCGCTGGGTGCTGGCCTTCGGCCTGGGCCACCAGCATCAGCGCAATGGCTTGCTCGGGCGACTTCATGCCGAACAGACCGGACTTCGCCAAGGCGATGCCCATCTGCTGCAAGTCGTTGAATGGAACAATGGCGTTCATGATTTATCCAGTGATTTCTTGAGATCAGCTATGTGCTGCATGACGTTACAGAGGTACTGAGGCTGCACGTCGAAGCGGGACTGGAACGCTTCCAGCTCATCGCGGGCTACGCTCAGCTTCCAGCGGTTCCAGGCAATGCGGATGAAGTTCATGGCTGCTCCTTCAAGCTGCGCGCGATTCGTCCTAGCGCCACTTCGGGCGGAACTCGCGTGTTGATCTCGGCATGCACGCACTTGATCGGTGAGTCGCCGAAGAACTCGCGGCCGTCGGGGGCAATCAGGAGCCATGTCCCCTCCTGCGGCTTAGGCGTTGGCTGATCGGCGAACGGCAGGTATTTGTCGAGGTCGCTCATGGGCCCGCCTGATCCGGTTGAAACACAGCCAGCAGCACAACAGCGACCACGATCCCGAAGCACAGAAGCTCCCACCAAGTCCACGGTGGTGATTCAGGTTCGGGGTCGTCCCAGTAGGGCCTCAGCTCTTCGGCATGGGCGAAGAAGTCGCCGGGTGTCTCTGCCCTCTGGCGCTGGTAGCGGGCTTCGGTGTCTTCGCCCATGGCTCACTCCTTCACGGTGAGGGGCAACCACAAAACCCCGACATGCTTGATCGTTCGGTCGGCCGAAACGGTCACGAGGTGGGTCTCATTCAGCAGCGGCCACGCCTCGAGCCGTGACTCGAAGCTGTCGGACTGCATGGCCTTCTTGATCACGCGCTTTGTGTGCAGCTCGGCGCGCTTCTGGAGGATTTGGTCGGAGATGGTCATGTGGTGCTCCTGTGAAAGCAGTACTCCAGCGCATGCATCGCCTCAGTGATCCCATCGCATACAGCGCCTGAGTTCTCATATCCGGCGTGCTCATGGAACGAAAGAGCGGCAGAGTTGACGGCTTTCAGTAGAGACGTGAGTTCCGCATGTGTCGGCACGCTCTTGTGAATCACGATCACTGCAGCTGCAAACGCCGCAGCCTCTTCAAACACACACGGCGTGACGTGATTCGCACGGGCCTCGCGGCGGTCTTCAGCGATCAGTGCAGGAGATGAGAACTGGCTGGCGATCTGTTGGGCGGCGCTCATACACCCTCCGCAATCATTCGGCGCACAAGTGCGACAGCGCTGGTTTGCAGTTGCTCTGTCGTCGGCTTGAGAGCGGCCCAGGCAGCGTCCCCGGCAGCGTCCCCGGCAGCGGCCCAGGCAGCGGCCCAGGCAGCGGCCCCGGCAGCGGCCCCGGCGGCGGCCCCGGCAGCGTCCCCGGCAGCGGCCCCGGCAGCGTCCCCGGCAGCGGCCCAGGCAGCGTCCCCGGCAGCGGCCCCGGCAGCGGCCCCGGCAGCGGCCCAGGCAGCGTCCCCGGCAGCGGCCCAGGCAGCGGCCCAGGCAGCGGCCCCGGCAGCGGCCCAGGCAGCGTCCCCGGCAGCGGCCCAGGCAGCGGCCCAGGCAGCGGCCCCGGCAGCGTTGACGCGCTTGCCGGCTGCAGCGGCGCCAGCCATGTCCATGATCTCGTCCAGCTCGCGCAGCGCCTTGGCGTGCTCATGAAGAGACGGCACGAGGTCAAGCCATGCCGGCGTGAACGTGCGAATCAGCCAATCGAGCGCCATGTACGAGCGGCGTTCTTCAACCGCTGGAGTGGAGCGCGCGCCAACAAGCAACGGCACCATCGGCTTGAGCAGGCGATTGCGCGGCTCATCGTCGAGCGAGTCATTCCACGACACCATGAATGCAGTGATGACGGGGCACGCACATGCCGGTGCGTCGCTCCACGGCTCTCCGGCCACGTAGCTGACCGCTTCCATCACGCACATGCCGCGCTCAAAGTCTTCGTGCGAGCCCGAGCTGAGAGCAAGCGCTTCGATCTGCGCCATGCGGTCCTGAAGAATGTTCGTCATCGCTTCCATCTCCCATCTGGCGGCCCCGGGGTGGGGCTGCGATGAAAGAAGTTTAGTGCAGACTAAACCATGCGGTCAAGCGAAAGCTAAACTATTTTTGCGAAGACGAAAAAAAGACCCGCACTTGGCGGGCCGATGTGGGTGGCGCTTACTTTGGCCTCAAGGAATCTTCCAGCTCCCGCTCTCGCCGCTTGAAGTCCTCGGCGTACTTGAGGGCTTTGCGCTCCCTGGCGGCATGGAACCACCGAGTGGGGCCGCGCCAAAGCCAGCCGGAGATGCGAAACAACACGAACGCAGCTACTGCAAGAATCGCCGCTGTGATGATCAGCGACAGGATTTGTCCTGGCGTCATAGGTTTTGCCCTGTCACGCGGGGAGAGAGCTTGTCGTCAAGCGCCAGCAGCATGCCGCGGGTGTTGTTCGGGTCGTTCAGCGCCTGGCCGGTCGCGTTGGCGATGAAGCCGTAGCCCTCGACGTAAGCCACAAAAGCGACGCCCACCACCACGCCACGCTTGGCCTGGGTGTGCAGCTGGGCGAGGCATTTCACCGTCTCCTGCGAGAGGCTGTCAGGGCGCAAGGTGTAGATGTTACTCATCCGGCGCTCCTGTTCTGCTCATCCTCAAGATCCCCGAGCACCGAGGTTCCACGAACACCCTCATCCATGGCGGCATCCAGCAGTCGCCAAAACCTCGACTGCTCCGTTTCGTTGAGCTTGTCGAATGCGCGAGCCAGTTTGAGCGCGTGGCCGCTGATCCCGGTCGGCGAATCATCGCGCTCGAAGGCGTCTGCGGGCAGCCCCATCCTCTCAGCAACTCGCGCGGCGGCCAACTGGCCGAAGGCCTCCTTCTCATCGAACAGCTGGGTGACACGCCCCTTCGTGTACTTGGTCTTCGCCATGAACTTCGCGCGATCGCCATTGAACGGCTTCGCGTTGAAGGCAGCGATGAATCGGCGACGGCGTTCGGCATCCATAGATAAGGCAATGCTAAACACACTTGGTTTAGGAAAGTCTTGACGGATCGGTTTAGACAAGCCTAAACTAGAGGCATGAACCTCAAAGCATGGCTTGAAGCAGAGAAGGGCAGATCGGCCGCCCTGGCGTTCCACTTCCGGGTCACGCCCGCTGCTGTGTCTCAGTGGAAGAAGAACGGCGTCCCGCTCGCCAACATGAAGGCTGTTCGCGACTTCACTGATGGCGCCGTCTCTCTCGAAGAGATGGTCCCGCGCGCCGAAGCCGTCAAGGTCTGATTTCAGCCGCTGGCCGATATGAATCACATCTCCCATGCTTCCCCCGATTGCCCGGCAATTCCGGGCGGAAGCGAGCCACTCTACGCCGCTGCTACTCCGGCCGGCTCGAATGGTCTCTGTCGCTACCGCACAAAGGGGCGTGCTCATCGTGCCGCCTCGCGTAGCTCGACTGCAGCGCGCTCATGCGCCTCTGCGAGGTTCTTCATCAGCTTGCGGAGCATGGCTTTGACTGCCCGCTCGGCCCATTTCAAGTCTCGTTCGTTCACTGGTTTCTCCGTTGTTGCGATGAAGCCAGTCTCCTTTTTTTGCCCCCTCGCCGTCATTCCCAACGGTTCCCAAAGCCACTTTGAATTTAGGAACGTGCGCGATGCCCTCTGATTTCGAAACGATCAACGAGGCGCTCATCGCCTGCGTGAAAGCCTGCGGGGGAAGCAAGCAAGTTGGTCACAAGCTGTGGCCCGAGAAGACGATCGACGCAGCGCAGCGCCACCTTCTCGCTTGCCTCAACGAAGACAAGCCCGAGCGCCTGAGCCCCGAGCAGCTGACTCTTCTGATGCGCATGGGCCATGAGAAAGGCTTCCACGGCGTGATGGAGTTTTTCTCCGCTGACATCGGCTACACGGACCCGACACCAACTGACCCGCGCGACGAAATCGCCGAGCTGCTGAAGCGCAATGAGGCATTGCGCGAAGAGTTGGTCGCACAGAACAAGCGCCTTGAGCGCTTGCTACCCAAGGCCGCCCTTCAGGTGGTCGTTTGACTTCAACCCACACAAGGAATGACATGGACAGCCTGTTCCCACCAAAAGAGTCACGCACCCACTGGGGCTTGTTCGGCTACGAAGGATCGATGTGCGACAGCGCCATCAAAGGTGACAACCCCGCAATGATGGAAGAGTGCGTTCGTCGTGGCTGGATCAACGCCAAGAGCGAGATGCTGGACGGCAAAACGATTCTGCAGGAGTGCGACGCGAAGGCTCCAAAGTGCGCCGCCAAGCTGCGCGAGATCGGCCCTCTGGCTGCGTCTGTCGTCTGAGAGCTGCGCCATGAACTGGCCCATTGAAGTCCCTGCGGTCCCCGCCGACACCTACGAACCCCACTGCCTGATGGCCTGGGCCGAGCAGGTGGCAGGTGCTGACGACATGGCCTCCTATTGCGACCCAACGCGCCAGGCTGCGCCGGTTGAGCTTGCTTCTGCTGCGGAGGCTGCATGAGCACCGCTTACTACAACGAGATCGACCCCTATGCAGCTCAGTGGCTCCGAAACCTCATCGCCGCCGGACACATCGCTGATGGGGTCGTCGACGAGCGAAGCATCGAAGACGTGCTCCCGAGCGACCTTGACGGCTTCACTCAATGCCACTTCTTCGCCGGCATCGGCGTCTGGAGCCTTGCGCTTCGTCGCGCCGGCTGGGCAGATGACCGACCTGTTTGGACCGGTTCCTGTCCTTGCCAACCTTTCAGCGCGGCAGGCAAAGGAGCTGGGTTTGCTGACGAGCGGCACCTCTGGCCGGCCTGGCACCACCTCATCAAAGAGTGCAAGCCTGCAGTCGTCTTTGGAGAGCAGGTTGCGAGCAAGGACGCAGAGCCTTGGCTCGACCTTGTTCAAGATGATCTGGAAGGCATGGGTTACCCCTTCGGGGAGATCCCGTTCCCGTCTGCGGGCGTCGGTGCTCCGCACATCAGAGACCGCCTGTACTTCGTGGCCGACGCCAAGTGGAACGATTGTGGACGCGAAGCCGCGGCCGCCAATCATGGTCAGACGCAAGCCAACGGACCCTCAGATTGGGCTGGCCGACGTGGCCGTACACCTGGCGTCTTGGCCGACACCCATGGCGGGCACGCCGGCGCAGAACGGCAACAACGCAGCGGGCAACAACGACAGCAGCCGCAAGACGGTGGCGCTATGCAGTGGATGGCCGACCCCGACTTCGCAAGACTCTGCGGGGAGCAGGGCCTACGGCTACGGGGGGCAGACCTTCATGACGCTGACGGACGCAGCCCAGTCGGCGGATTCTGGGCCGATGCTGACTGGATCCCCTGTCGCGACGGCAAGTGGCGGCCAGTTGAACCCGGCACATTCCCGCTGGCTCATGGGGCTCCCGCCCGAGTGGGACGCCTGCGCGCCTACGGCAACGCGATCAACGCCGAAGCGGCGCGCGTCTTCATCGAATCCGTGATGGTGGCCACACATGCGTAACGCCAACAGAGGCACCGACCCCCCCCTCATCCCCTTCAAGCTGATCGAAGACGAGCCCCTCGTCAGTGAGCTTCCGTGGGACGAATGGGATTTGGCATTGGCAAGGCTTGAGGCTGAGACAGCTGACGGCCGAGCCATGCGGCTGGCTCTCATGGAGATGCCAGCATGACCGAACGGAAGATTGCTCCAAACGTGATGGAGTTCATCGGCCGTGCCGCCGATCTCATCGGTGCATGGGAGCGCGACAGCTTCTCTCAGGAGATGTTCTGCAACTCCCACGATGTTGGGCTCGAGTCACCACTTGAGGACCTTTTCTGGACGGCGCTACATGCCCTCTGCCGGGTCGCGTATGAAGAAGTGAACGCCACTCCGGACTACGACAACATGACCAACACGGCCACGTGGCCATCTGGCGTCTACGTCACGCCGCAGGCGAAGTTCGGCGACTACCGGGTTGATTTCCTTGTACAGCGTCGCTTCTATGGCGGCTCAGTGCAGCCGGTGATCGTGGAGCTGGATGGCCACGCTTTCCACGACAAGGACAAGAAGCAGCGCGCATACGAAAAGGCGCGCGACAGGGCTCTAGTCAAGGCCGGCTGTCGCGTTGTTCATTACACCGGCAGCGAGGTAGTCGCAGATCCGTTCCGCGTCGCTTGGGAGGTGCTTGACCTTCTGAATGCCATGGGCGGCTTCTCTGAATACAACCCGGCCGATCCGCTGCAGTCTGGCCAATGAGTCGCCCATCCTTCCAGTTCTACCCAGGCGACTGGTCGAAGAACGCCAACCTGCGCAGGTGCTCACCAGCAGCCCGCGGCATCTGGATGGACGTTCTTTGCCTGCTGCACGACTCCGAAGAGGAGTACGGGGTTCTGCGCTGGCCCCTAAAGGACATCGCCAATGCGGCAAGTGCTGCCATGCCCCTCGTTCGCGAGCTGGTCACGAAGGGTGTGCTGAAGGGCGCCGATAAGGATGCAGAGCCATACGTCTACCGGCCTAAGCACGCGGGCAAGATTGGTGAGCCGGTGATCCTCGTTGTCTCCTTGGGCGGCCCGGTTTGGTACTCCAGCCGTTTCGTTCGTGACGAATATGTGCGTCAGAAGCGAGGCGAGAGCACTCGATTCGATACGGCAAACCAACCTACCAGCCGTTCACCAAAGGGGGGGATAGGTGATCGGCAAGGTGACGGCCCTTCAACTTCATCTTCCTCTTCCCCTTCGGGTAGTTCCGAAGCTAACGCTTCGGCGGCTGAGGCCGCTGAGGGCGAAGGACAAGCGATCGAGAAAACCGCCGAGGAGCTTGCGAAGGCTGAGCTTTGGCGCGCAGGCAAGTCACTTCTCCTCGAGGCCGATGTCCCGAAAGACCAGTGCGGCACGTTCCTCGGTGCGCTGGTCACGCAGTACGGCTCGCTGCTGGTCGTTGAGGCCGTGCGTTCTGCCGTGAAGGAGACGCCGGCCGATCCACGCGAATACCTCAAAGCCACCTGCATGCGCCTCAAGGGCGAGCGCGGCCAGGACCATGGCAAGCCCATCACCGTCCCAAGCAATGACGCAGCGAAGACGCAGGCGCTGCTTGCATCACGCGAGATGACGGCCGCCGAAGTGGAGGCCGCTCGCGTGGCGGCCGAAGAGTTTCGACGCAAAACCACCAAGCTGGCCGTTGTGTCGGCAGGAGTCCAGGCATGAAGCGCGAACCCTCCGAAGTGGAAATCCAACTTCCGCCGCACGGCACACCGCCTAGGCCGCAAGCCGGATCTGGCGCATGTCTGGTGTGCCGCAAGCCAACCTCTCGCGCTGCGCTATCGAAGTTCGGAGCCCGGTGTTTTGCCTGCTACCAGGCGTATTGCAACAAGCAGATTGGAGATGTCTCATGAGAGAAATGCCAGCACTCGACCGCATCTGCGGCCTGATCGTCCTGATCCGACAGAAGCCGCGCACGGTCATGGAGGTTGTCGACCTGTGGCGCTACGACTGCTGCGAGTCAACGGTCAAGGTTCATTTCAACGCCCTGCATGGCGCCGGCCTGATCTACATCAAGGACGCTATCCGCCGCCCTGGCTCGCGTGGGCGCCTCTCGCCTCTGTACGACTGGCAGCCGGTGCCAAACACGAAGGTCGACCTCTGGCCTGGTAGTTCGCTGGATGCATCGGGGCGTGGCTCAAGTCGCGTTGCCAGCGTGTTCGAACTTGCGGAGGCAGCATGAAAACAGAACGCCAACCCTGGACCGACGCAGAGATCGAGCTTCTCAAGGTCGAGTGGCCGAAGCAAGGCCGCGGCTGCGCATACCTCTTCCCCACAAGAACCGGGAATAGCCTAGAGAAGAAAGCCAGCCTCTGCGGCGTGCGCGTCGACAAGTTCGGCCCGGCTGATCAGGTGATGCAGCTCGTGAACCGCAAGGAAGGCATGCTGGCCCGCGAGTGGCTGGGCGGCAAGGCGCTGATCTACAGCATGGCCTACGCCGGCAAGATCTTCACCACGAAGAAGCGGCTGGGCACCGTGCCGGCGAGGTACTTCGCGACGCAAGAACTGGCAGACGAGTATTACGCCACGCACTTCGTGAAGCCTCCCGCCCCGATCACCCTGCTGCAGCCGAAACCAGTAAACCGTGAGAAGGCAGCGCGCGAACGCTGGGCCGAACAGGTGGCCATCCGCCCCGATGGCGTGAAGGTCACCAAGTGCCCAGGCTTCACTGGCGTGAGCCGCTTTGCTCCTGCACCTGACAGCCACGGCGCTGGGTTTTCCGAAGAGTGGAAGCAACTCAGGCGGTCGGCATGAGCGCACAGAAGCCAATCGACCCCCAGTCATCCATCCAGATGATGCTCGAGACCGCCCCTCGGCTCGCCCGGGCCAAAGGCGAGCGCGTCTACCTCGAGGAATACCGCAAGAGCCTCAAGGCCATCCTGATGAAGGCCAGCACGCAGAACACCGCGGCCATGCAGGAGCGAGAAGCCTACGCCGACGCCCAGTACATCGAGCACCTCAAGGCCTTGCGCATTGCAGTCGAAGGTGAAGAGGCGCTGCGCTGGAGGATGGTTGCCATGCAAGCGGCTGTTGAGGTCTGGCGTTCGCAAGAAAGTTCGGCACGAATGATGGATCGGGCTACAGCATGAAATGGTGGCAGTTCTTCTTCCTTATGGCCGCCGCCTACATCGGGCCTCATGCTTCGCCATGGACAGCGATCGTCTTTGCGTCTGTGCTGACGGTCGTCGGCTTCTTTGCTTTGTGGCGCGGCGAATGAAACGCTCACCCCTTCGCCGCTCCGACCCCACCTCCCGGGCCAGCGTGCCCGTGTTCAAGCCGCGTGCTTGCCGGGTGTGCACATCCAAGTTCACGCCCACGCGCGGCTTCGTGAGCTGGTGCAGCCCTGAGTGCGGATTCGAGTTGTCCACCGAGAAAGTGCGCAAGGCAGCTGCCAAGCAAGCCCTGGCCGACAGGCGGGAGACGCGGGCCAAGCTCGAGAAGCTCAAGACCCGCAGCCAGTGGCTCAAGGAGGCACAAGTTGCATTCAATGCTTTTATCCGACTTAGAGACGCTGCACAGCCCTGCATTAGCTGCCGCAGGTTTCACCAAGGTGAATGGCACGCCGGGCACTACCTTTCAACTGGAGCCCGTCCGGAGCTCCGATTTGATGAGGACAACGTGCACAAGCAATGCGCGCCGTGCAACACCCACCTTCACGGGAACCTCGTCCTATACCGCGAGGGGCTCATCGAGCGCCGCGGAGCCGATGTGGTTGCAAGACTTGAGGGTCCGCATGGGCCGCTCCACCAATCCATCGAAGACCTGAAGGCCATCAAGGCCAAGTACCGCGCCCTCACCAAGGAGCTGACGAAATGAAGATCTTCCGCGCACTGTTCTTTCAATGCCGCCTGTCGGGCTTCAGGTGGTATCGCCGCTGGTACGGCGGCCGATGGGAGCGGCACTTCATCGACATCTGCCTTGCGCGCGTCTGGCTCCCGATGTCGAGCAACCCAGCTCGACAGTGGCCCGCGTACCTACAGCCATGCTCAGTCGGCGTGCCGTTGATCGAAGACCACCCCTCGGCTCCTCCTCCCGCAGCTACTACCAAGAAGCCCTGAGCTCACAAACAACTGAACACGATGGTAGCCAGGAGCCGCGTTCGGGACGCGCACTCCGTCCTTCGCCTGGCAAGAGTGAGAGCGGTGCTGCCAGTCCCCAGCGGGATGAATCCGATGGCAGCAACCAACAGCAGGGGCCTGATCTTGAGAACTTGGATTGAACAATTTGCAACCCGGTGTAGAATCCGCCGAACTCACCCGGCGGTGGCGAAATGCGCTTAGTTGCGATCAGTGAGGCAGGCAAGCGAATGGGCGAGGACCACGGCCGGGCCAAGCTGTCGAATCACGACATCGATCTGATTCAAAGCCTGCTCGAATGCCGTGACGCCCTCATCGCCGAATACAGCAAGGTCGGCCTGCCACTCACCCAAATCCATGTTGTTCTGCGAAAGGCCCAGCTTGGATACGGTGGCATCGCGTGGAAATTCGAGTGCTCAAAGCGCCTCGTGCGCGACATTCACAGTGGTAAGGTTCGTAGCTGCCACCCAGCCCGCTTCAAGCGGGTCCCAGACAAACAGGAGTGCATCGCGTGAACCTCGAATACACCAAGGAAAACAATTTTGGGTATGCGCATCTGCCTGGGCAGCCAATGCTGTTTGAGGGCACAAAACGCGAGGGTGCGAAATTTGTTGGCACCATCCCGGAGTGGGCCGGCAAGGTCGTGCAGATGACGATCTTCAGCGAGCGCCTGCTCATCGCCTGTGAGCGCTGCGTCTTCGAGGTGGTCGGCGATCAGATCAAACCCCTGAGCTTTGCCCATGAATGACGCCATCACCTACGCCCGCTGGCGAGTCACCGCAGCAGGCTTCCAAGCCATCACCGACGTGATCCGCGAGGCAGCCGAGAGCAAGGCCCCGCCTGAGATCATGGAAGGCCTGCTCGCCATGCACCAGGGCCTGCAGATGAAGCTTGAGCTGATCCGCGCCGAGTTGGAAGAGGAAATGCCGGTTGTGGAAATCGACGCCCGCAACCTCAAAGGCAAGACCGAGGAGCAGATCCGGTCGGCCATTCTCAATGCCATGCCAAAGGGGATGACGCAGTGAAGGTTCGCCGCATCCACGCCAGGCGACCACTGCCTAGCGTAGCCAAGCGCAAGCGGTTCACACTGCACTCAGCCAAGATGCTTCGCATGGCTAACGAAATCCTCTCCAGCATCACATGGAAGGAAAGCCGGATCGAACTCGCGTGCTTCGGGCAAACGACAGTGCGCATCGGTCTGCCGCGCCCATACATCCACCGGGTCGCGCAGTGAGCAAGAGAATGGAACGCTGGTGCGTAGGCTTCTGCGTGGTTGTCTCGATCATCTGCGCCGTCATCGAAATCGTACGCTGGTGACCGTGCGCATAGAGGCGCCTCACGCCTCCAAACTCCCATGAATGGGACGACCCACCACCTTCACGCCTGAAGTCGCGGCTCTGATCTGCGAGCGGCTGGAAGGGGGGAATAGTCTCAGGAAAATATGCAATAGCGAAGACATGCCCGACCGGACAACGGTCAATAGGTGGCTGTCCGTCTATGACGATTTCGCATCCAAGTACGCGCGCGCCCGCGTAATTCAGGCCGACCACCTCCAAGAGGACATGGCTGACATCGAGGACCGGACACTCTCCGGTGAGATCGATCCGGCCGCAGCTCGTGTGGTTCTTGGATCAAAGCAATGGCGTGCCTCAAAGCTAGCTCCCAAGATCTATGGCGACAAGCAGCAGGTAGAGCACTCCGTCTCAGACACCCTGGCCCAGACCATCCTGGCTGCCCGCAAGCGCAGTGGCAAAGAGTCCTGAGGTTCAGCTCGCCGAGGACATCGCGGGCTTCTATGCGGACCCGCTCGGGTTCGTCATGTACACCTTCAACTGGGATGCAGACCCCAGCCTGCAGATCGTCCCATTGGTTGAACCGTGGGCCAGTCGCTACGGGTGCAAGTTCGGGCCCGACCAGTGGGCCTGCGAGTTCCTCGAGTCAATCGGCCAAGAGGTAAGCGACCGCGGCTTCGATGGCGTGACGCCTGTTGAGCCCATCCAGTACGCAGTGAGTTCCGGCCACGGCATCGGTAAGTCCGCCATGGCTGCATGGCTCACCCTGTGGATCATGAGCACGAGGCCTTACAGCAAGGGCGTGGTCACGGCCAACACCGGCGAACAGCTGGCCTCCAAGACATGGGCGGGTGTCAGTGCATGGCTGAACAAGGCCATCAACAAGCATTGGTTCACCATCACCACCGGCCGCGGGGCCATGCGCTTGGTACACAACGAGGCCCCTGACTCCTGGCGCGTCGATGCCCAGACAAGCCGGGAAGAGAACAGCGAGTCATTCGCTGGCCTGCACGCTGCGAGTTCAACTCCTTGGTATCTGTTCGACGAAGCATCAGCCATCCCGGCCAAGATCTGGGAGGTGGCAGAGGGCGGGAAGACCGACGGCGAGCCCATGCACTTCGTCTTCGGCAACCCGACTCGCAACACAGGCGCCTTCGCCGAGTGCTTCGGCGCTCAGCGCCACAGGTGGAAGACGCGGCAGATCGACAGCCGCAACGTCGCCATCACCAACAAGACGCTGATTGCCAAGTGGGTCAGCGACTACGGCGAGGACTCCGACTTCGTGCGCGTGCGCGTTCGTGGCGTGTTCCCGCGCGCCAGCTCGATGCAGTTCATTCCACGCGACCTGGTGGACGACGCCATGCGCCGGGACATGGACGACTACAAGCCGTACAGCCGCACCGCTCTCGTGGGTGTGGACGTGGCGCGCTTCGGTGGTGACCAGTCGGTGATCAGAACACGCCTGCAGCGCGATGCCCGCACATGGCCGCCCAAGCGCTACCGCGAGCTTGACACCATGCAGCTGGCCGCCCGGGTGGGTGAGCACATCAATGAGCTCAAACAGCTTGGACTCAAGGTGATCGTCTTTGTGGACGGCGGCGGCGTGGGTGGCGGGGTGATCGATCGTCTGCGCCAACTCGGGCATGACGTGATCGAGGTGAACTTCGGTGGCAAGCCAGACAACCCCAAGAAGTACGTCAACAAGTCGGCCGAGATGTGGGATCGCGTCAAGGCATGGCTTCCCACCGGCCACCTCGATCAGGACGAACTGCTCGCCATGGACCTGACCGGCCGCGAGTACGGCTTCAACGGCGCAGACCAGATTGTGATGGAGAAGAAGGAAGACATGAAGCGCCGTGGCCTGGCCAGCCCAGACGATGCCGATGCGCTGGCCTTGACCTTCGCCTACCCCAGCATGGAGGTAGATGACGCACCCAAGACAGCCGACGGCATGAGTGCGCATAGCAGCCAACGCCGAACCTACGATCCATTCGACCGTTCGAGGATCAGATAAGGGAAACGCATGTGCCTGGGTAAGACCGTCGACAAAGCCTTTGGCGGCCTTGCCCAGCCTTACGCGCCAGGCAAGCTGAAGAACTACGTTCCTTCGCTTGGTGAGTCCATTGATCCTCACTACGCCCGCACCAGTGGGTATGAAGGCAAGGCCGAAGATCGCCACACGGAGCTTGGCGTTCACAAGCCTGAGATCCCTGATCCTCCGCCACCCATCGCTCCGCCCCAGCTCGCCAAGGAAGCTGACACCAGCCCGCTCAAGCGCCGCAACAACTCAGGCGGCTTCGCTACACCCGGCGGTTCCACGCTGCTCACCGGCCCATCGGGCATCACGCGCGCTCAACTGAACCTCGGCGGCGCTTCACTTTTGGGCTCGTAGATGCGAATCGTTGCTGTTATGCGGTCGGACGCTGTGGACCTCACAGGACAACGCTTCGGGAGACTTGTTGCCGAGAGCAGCATTCGCACCACGCGCGGACTCCACTGGATTTGCCGCTGCGACTGCGGCTCAGTGAAAAGAGTTCGCGGCGACGCCATCCGCAAAGAGAATGGCACGCGCTCATGCGGCTGTTTGCGCGCAAAGGCGGCGGCCGAGTTGGTCGGCGAAAGCTCGGCGTCATTCAAGCACGGCGGCAAGAAGAAGGCGGCGGCGGAGTACAGGTCTTGGATGCATCTGCGCCAGCGGTGCCTAAATCCACATGACAAGAAGTACAAAGACTACGGGGCTCGCGGCATCACAGTCTGCTTCGAGTGGCTGGCAAGCTTTGAGGCGTTCCTGGCCGACATGGGCCCCAAGCCGCCCGGCAATTACTCAATCGACCGGATCGACAACAACGGCCCATACGCGCCTTGGAATTGCCGATGGGCTGACCCTGTGACTCAGCGCCACAACCAGCGCCGCTGTCAACCTCAAGCGGCAGCGTGATGGAAGACACACGCACCCCACAGCAGCGCATCCTGCAGCGCAAGTCCGACCTCTGGAATGAGCGCTCCGACCTCGACCAGCACGCGCAGGAGATCAGCGACTTCCTGCTTCCACGTTCGGCACGCATCTATTCGGATGACGGCAATGGTGGATCGAGTGGCGCCACCACCGACTCAGGCCGGCCAAGTGTTCGCCGCAGCTACAGCAAGATCATCGACGAGACTGGCACCCAGGCCCACGGGGTTCTTGAGGCTGGCCTGATGGCCGGCATGACCAGCCCGGCGCGCCCATGGGTCAAGCTGGCAACCCCTGACCGCGACCTGATGGAGTTCGGCCCGGTGAAGATTTGGCTGTCCAAGGTGACGACCAAGATGCTCACCATCTTCGGCAAGTCCAACACCTACCGGGCATTCCGCACCACCTACGGTCAGCTGGGGGCCTACGGCACGGCGGCCAACATCGTGGTCGACAACTACGAGAACGTGCTGCACAACTACCCGGTGAGCTTCGGGCAGTACGGTATCGGACTGGATCACCTGGGGGCGGCCGACACGCTGTATCGCACCATGAGCCAGCCCATCGGCGCACTGGTCGGCGAGTTCGGCATCGACAACTGCTCGACCACCGTCAAGAGCCTGTGGAGCAAGGGCCAGTACGACACGCATGTCCCTGTGCTGCATGCCATCGAGCCCCGCCGCAATCGAGACTACGGCAAGCGCGATGCGAAGAACATGCCGTTTCGCTCCTGCTACCTCGAACTCGGCCGCGAGAACGACAAGTTCTTGCGCGAGTCGGGCTATCACGAGTTCCCCGCTATCTGCCCGCGCTGGCTGGTGGATGGTGACGACACCTATGCCACCCGCTGGCCGGGCGCCATGGCCTTGGGCTCGATCAAGCAGTTGCAGCAGGAGCAGCTGCGCAAGTCAACCGCCATCGATTACATGGTGGATCCGCCACTTCAGGTGCCCATCGCCTACAAGAACAGCGACATCGACCGCTTGCCAGGCGGTGTGATGTACGTCGACCAGGCCCAGCCAACAGGGGGCATTCGTGCGGCCTATGAGGTGAACCTCAACCTGCAGCACCTCTCCATGGACATCATGGACGTGCGGGAGCGCATCAACAAGAGCTTCTTCGTCGACCTCTTCAAGATGCTGGTGAACGACACCCGCAGCGGCACGACGGCCACCGAGATCGCCGAGCGGCACGAAGAGAAGCTGCTCATGCTCGGCCCGGTGCTGGAGAGTCTCTTCACCGAGATGTTGCAGCCCTACGTCGAGATCACCTTCGCCAAGATGGTCCGCGCCGGCTTGTTCGCGCAAGGCCAAGAGCTTGCGCCGCCTCCCGAGCTGAACGGCCAGGAGCTGGACATCGAGTTCATCAGCACGCTGGCCCAGGCCCAGCGCGCCGTCGGCGTGACATCCATCGACCGCATGATCGGCACGATCGCCAGCATGAGCCAGATCAAGCCCGAGGTGCTGGACAAGCTGGATGCGGACCAGACCATCGACCTCTATGCAGAGGCCTTGGGAGTTGATCCTTCGATGATCGTGGCTGACAAGGACGTGGCCATCATCCGCCAGGGCAGGGCGCAACAGCAGCAGGCAGCACAGATGGCCGCTGCAGCCCCCGCGGTCAAGGACTATGCAACCGCCATGCAGACGGCAGCGAACACCGATGTGGAGGGTCTGCAATCGGCCGCCTCTGCTTTCAGTGGCTACACGATCCCCGGCGCGCAATGAACGACGACTACGACCCGTTCGAACCGTCCTCCGGCCGCGAGGACATCGCACGCGACAAGTTCATCGCACGAGTCCAGCAGAAGGAAGACATCAAGCGCCTGATGAGTCAGAAGTGGGGCCGTCGGCTGATGTGGTCCTGGCTGGAGTTCTGCGGTGTGCGACGCACTGCAATGACAGGCAACTCGCAGACCTTCTTCAACCTCGGCGTGCAGAACGTCGGGCTGATGCTCGAGGCCGGGATCATGGAGCACGCACCCGAGTCGTGGGTGAAGATGGTCAACGAAGCGCGTGAGGCGCGACTCACCAAGGACAGTGCGCATAGCGGGAGTGAATAGCCGAAAACTCCCGGCTCATGAACGAAGAAACCCTGCTCACTGGCGACGCACAACCTGACACTGCTGCCGCTGCGGGTGAGAAGACAGTCGACTCGACGAAAGTTGAGGGCGACGCGAAGACGACCACGGAAGTAGCCAAATCGGATGCAACCACCGAAGGCGCTGCCAAGGTCGAAGAAGGCACGAAGACCCCCGACAAGACGGAAGCAAAGACCGAACAACCGGCCGGCGCTCCTGAAAAGTACGAGGCCTTCACGATGCCCGAGGGCTTTGCGCTCGACGAACAGCTGTTCAACGAGTTTGCCCCGGTACTCAAGGAACTGAACCTCCCTCAAGCGGCAGCGCAGAAGGTGATGGACTTCGCCCCGAAGTTGATCGAGCACACCCAGCAGGCAACTGTTGCGCAAGTGCTGGAGCAGACGGGCTTGAAGGACTTCCCGAGCTGGGCCAACGCGGTCAAGACAGACAAGGAACTCGGCGGCGACAAGTACGCAGAGAACCTGGCTGTTGCGAAGAAGGCGATCGACACCTTTGGTACTCCTGAACTTCGCGCTGTCCTCAAGCAAACAGGCCTGGGGAACCACCCCGAGCTGGTGCGCGCTTTCTACCGGGCCGGCAAGCAGATCAGCGAAGACACCTTCGTCACCGGCTCCAAGGTCGCGCCGAAGAAGTCTGCCGCTCAAGTCCTCTACCCCAACTCCAAGTAAAGGAAGCCCACCATGGCAACCCTCGGCACCAACGGCAAAGTCACCCTTCTCGACATTGCCAAGTCTCAAGACCCAGACGGCAGCGTCGCGAAAGTCGCGGAACTGCTCACCCAATCCAACGAGATCCTGCTCGACATGCCCTTCATGGAGGGCAACTTGCCGACAGGTCACAAGGGCACGGTTCGCACCGGCCTGCCGACCGCCATCTGGCGCTCGATGTACCAAGGCGTTCCACCTTCCAAGAGCGTGCGCGCTCAAGTGGAAGACGCGTGCGGCATGCTGGAGACGCGCAACGAAGTCGACATCGCTACCGCGGCGCTCAACGGCAACACTGCCGAGTTCCGTCTGAGTGAGGCCGTTTCGTTCGTCGAGACCATGAACCAGAACATGGCCCAGACGCTGATCTACGGCAACCAGGGCGTGACGCCCGAGCAGTTCAACGGCTTCGCCATCCGCTTCTCGGCCATCTCGGGAGCGGCCAACGCCGTGAACGTGATCGATGCTGGCGGCACCGGCTCAGACAACGCATCGATGTTCCTGGTTGTGTGGGGTCCAAACACCGTGACCGGCATCTACCCCAAGGGTTCAGTGGCTGGTCTGCAGCACAAAGACCTGGGCGAGATTGACGCGTTCGATTCCAACCAGAACCGCTTCCGCGCCTATGCGGACTGGTGGCAGTGGCAGTGCGGCCTGCACGTCAAGGACTGGCGTTATGTGGTCCGCATCTGCAACATCGATGTGTCTAACCTGGTGACCGAAACCGGCGCCGCTGACCTGGTGAAGCTGATGATTCGCGCACAGGCCCGCATCCCCAACCAGTCGATGGGCAAGGCGGTGTTCTATGCCAACCGCACCATCAAGGAGATGCTGAGCATTCAGGCCCTGAACAAGAGCCAGAACGCGCTGAGCATCAAGGACGCCGTGTACCAGTTCGGCGACCTCGGCATGTCGATTCAAGAGCTGAACTTCCTGGGCACGCCGGTCCGCACCGTGGACCGCATGCTCACGACCGAAGCTCGTGTGGTCTAAGGAGAACCCACCATGATCCAAGATACCCAAACCATCTTCTCTGGCACCATCGCGGCGGACGGCACTCGCACCGGTCAAGCCATCACGGCCACGGCCATCTCGGCCAATGTGGTCGACCTGCGCAACGCGTCGACGCCGGCTCTGGTCGATGAAGGCCTGAGCGGTCCCGAGGTGTGGCTGGTGGTCGTCGCCATCTCGGCTGCTGCCGGTGGTGACGCAGCGAAGACGCTGACCATCACGCTGGAGTCCGACGTGCTCGCCACCATGGCTTCGGCCCCGGTGGTGCACTTCAGCACGCCAGCCATCCTCGGCTCGGCCATCACGGCCGGCGCCACTCTGGTTCGTGTGCAGCTGCCCTCGGCGGACTACAAGCGCTTCCTCGGCGTCCGCTACACCGTGTCGGCAGGTTTCACGTCGTTCCCCGTCATGGCCTTCCTGGTCAACGACGTGCAGCGCAACGTGATCTACCCGTCCGGCTTCACCATCGACGTTTAAGGACTGACCATGAAAGTTTTGGCGATCAAGGCGGGTTACGACGGCTTGTGTGTCCGCGATCCGGAAACCATGCCGCACGACATGCTCGTCTTCGACGTTCCGGAGGGCTCCACAGGCTCTTGGTTCGTCGAGTGCGATGAGGATGGCCGTCCACTGGAGGCTCTGCCGAAAGTGAAGAAGGACAAGACCATCCCCGGTGCCGGCCCTGCAAAGGGCTCGCAGATGAAGGGGCCCGATCGCCAATTCCCGAACGGTCAGCCCCGCGACTGAGCGGTAAGCCAACAGCAGACCAGACAGGGGCTCATCGTGGCCCCTGTTTTTCTAGGAGAACCCCATGTTCATCAGTTCCAAACCGACGGTCAGCCGCAACGCGCCTGAACACGCGGAGTACCAGGCGCTAGCCGTCACCCCAAGTGATGCTGTCGACCTGCCCACCGCTCCCGATGGTGGCGACTGCCGTGGCCTCTACATCACGGGCGCTGGCAATGTGAACGTCAACCTTACGGGCGGCGGCACGGCGGTACTCACGACCTTGAGTGCCGGTCAGTACGTCGTGATCGGTGTCTCGCGCGTGCTGGCCACCAGCACCACGGCCACCGGCATCCTGGCCTTGTACTGAGAGGCCGTCATGCCAGCCATCTCGCAAGACCTTCGCAGTCCCGGCCCGGCCGTTGACGCGTTCGCGATCACGCCGAGCGACACGGTCAACTACACGCAGGGCATCGCGCGCGGCCTGTACATCGGCGGCGCCGGCAACGTGGTCCTGGTGACCCCACAAGACAACGTGGTCACCTTCACTGGCGTGCTTGTCGGGACGGTTCTGAACGTCTGCAGCAAGCGCATCAACGCCACGCTCACCACGGCGACCAACCTCGTCGGATTGATGTAACGAGGACTTCACCATGCCCATCGGCGTTCCATCCCCCGTCACAGCACTCTGGGACCAGCAATCGCAGACCGTCACAGACATGCAAGTGGCGGGCCGCTCGATCGGCTCGCCCAGTGGTTGGGACATCAACGCCATCGCCACGGTGGGCGACAGCCGCCTGGCGCAGGCATGGGCGACACAGGGCTCGACCTTCGAGAGCCGCTACAACGCCGGGAACTTCATCCCCTGGGCGATGGCCATGATGGGCCAGCGTATCCAGTTCCCAAGCAACTTCGGGTTCGCGGTGTCAGGTCAGCGTTCCGATGAGTACGTGAAACAGATCGATGGCGCGCTCCAGACGAATGCCTACTGGCTCATCACAGGCGGCGTGTTGAACGACATCGCCGCGTTCACCAACACCGTGGACTACTGGAACGTGTACATCAAGCCGATGGTGCTCAAGTGGCTGGCCTCTGGGCGCAGCGCCATCATCCAGACGGAAACTGGCTCCGGCACCATCAGCGGCGCAGGGGCTGCATCGATCGGCGCGGTGCACAAGTACAACCGCCAGGTGATGCAGTTCTGTCGCGAGAACTCGCGCGCCATCTGTTTCGACGTGGCCGGAACTGTCATCAACCCAGGCTCCAGCATGGCGTTCCGCGCTGGCTACTCGTCGGACACCACGCACATCAACATGATTCCAGGCGCCCAGGCGCTGGCCGCAGCGTTCGTGACGCTGATGCAGAACTTCATCCCGACGAACCCACGTCTGGTGGTGTTCAACAGCGAGAACCCATCCAACGGCGGTCTGCAGTTCTTCTCCAATCCGCTGTTCCAGACCACGACCGGCGGCACAGGTGGCACAGGCATCACCGGCACAGTTCCCGCCGGCATCACCAGCGTGAGCGGCGGCGCGACGATCCCGACCGTGGTCAGCACCGCCGCGGGCCCCTACGGAAATGACCTCGTGCTGACCATGACCGCCAATGCGGCCGGCACCCTTCGTGCGGTGCTGGACTTGGGCGCGCTGGAGAACCCCGGGGACATCCTCTACGCCAATTGCGAGATCTCGCTGGATGCAGGTTCGTCCAACGTGTCGGGCTTGAGTATTCACATCGAGAGCAACCGGGCCGGCGCGACCGCCTACTCCGAGAGCCCGATCGCCTCGACCACGCAAGGCAACCTGCCCACCACGCTGCAGACGTACACGCTGGAGAGCGGTGATCTGACCGTTCAGTCAGGAACCCGAGGCTGGCTCACTCCTGACGTGCGCATTGCATTCAGCGCAGCCGGCTCAGCGGTGGTTCGCATTCGCCGCCTGGGCGTCTGGCGCCGTCAAGTGAGCTGACGATGGCCTCACAGGTCGACATCTTCAACCTTGCGCTGGCCCACCTTGGCCAGGCCGCTGACGTGTCCTCTCCGACCGAGCAGAGCACTGACGCACAGCACTGCTACCGCTTCTACCCGATCGCGCTCAACGAGATGCTGGAGGGCTTCGACTGGACCTTTGCTCGCAAGCGCGCCACCTTGGCCGAACTCACGACGGATCGGCCGGACTTTTTCTACAAGTACCAGCGCCCGAGTGACTGCCTGAAGGAGCGCCGGCTCCTGCGCGACGGGTACTGCAGCGACACCAACGACATCCTGCGCTGGCAGCGCGACACGGACTTCATCTACGTCAACGAGCCGCTGTCGGTGCTGGTCTACACCATGCTGCTGGAGGACACGACCAAGTTCTCTTCCGAGTTCACGATCGGCCTGAGCTGGAAGCTGGCCGGCTACATCTCGGGGCCGATCATCAAGGATGCGACTGGGGGCACCCAGATTCGGCTGATGCAGGTTGCCGACAAGGTGATTGGCCAGGCGCAGGTTCGCGACGCCAACCTCGACCGTGACCGCGCCGTCCACATCTCGACGGCCCAGCGCGCGCACGGCGACTACGAGCTCCGAATCGATCAGGTGGACCGGGAGTTCGACTGATGGTCGGGCAGGTCAAACCACTGCTGCGCTCGTTCGCCGGCGGCGAGATCACGCCGGAGCTGTTCGGGCGAATCGATCTCGACCGCATGCAGAACGGGCTGCAGAAGGCACTGAACATGCGCGTGCTGCCTACCGGGCCGGCGCAGAACCGGGCCGGCTTCCAGTACGTGCTGCAGGCGCGCAACTCGCTCACCTCCAAGTGCCGCATGATCCCATTCGCCTGGTCGGCCGAGCAGACCATGGCGCTCGAGTTCACCGAGCTGAAGGTGCGCTTCCACACCAACGGGCAGACCTTGCTGGAGACGGCTCAGGCGCTGACCGCTCCTTTCATGACCCAGGCCAACCCGGGTGTGTGGACGATCGCCGGCCATGGGTTCTCCAATGGGCAGTGGGTCTATGGCGATTCGGTCTTCGCTGGGTTCCCTGCGGTTGGCCGCTTCTTCATCGTCCAGAACGTCACCGCCACCACCTTCACGCTGACCGACCTGCGTGGCAACGCCATCGACACCACGGCCTACCCGGCTGTTGCGTTCTTGGTGACATTCGCTCGGGTGTACGAGGTGGCAACGCCCTACAGTTCGGCAACGCTGATGGACCTGCACTACACGCAGTCGGCCGACGTGCTCACCATCACGCACCCCAGCTTCCCGGTGATGGAGCTGCGCCGCATTGCCGCCACCAACTGGACCTTCACGGCATCTAGCTTCGCGCCGGTCATCACGACTCCGGCGGCTCCTGGGTTGGTCGGTACCGGGCCCGGCGGCGGCACACCCATTGCGCTCTTCTACAAGACGACAGCGGTTTCCGGTGACACCTTCGAAGAATCGCTGGCCTCGCCGTCTGCCACCATCAATCGCGACCTGACCGTAGCTGGCAATGCGGTGTCGGTCACGCCGGCTGCCGTGGCGGGAGCCATCCGCTACAACATCTACAAGCTCGGCAACGGTGGTCTCTACGGCTACATCGGGCAGAGCGATGGCACGCTGCTCAGCGACAACAACATCCTCCCGGACCTGAGCACGTCGCCGCCCGAAGCATCCACACCGTTCACCAGCGCCGGCAACTACCCGTCAACCTGCACCTACATGGAGCAGCGCAAGTGCTTCGCCGCGACCGACAACAAGCCGCAGAATGTGTGGATGACGCACTCCGCGACCGAGGGCAACCTGTCGCAGTCGGTGCCCGTGCGGGACAGTGATGCCATCGTCTTCAAGATTGCTGCGGCACAGCAGAACCGCATTCGCCACCTGGTTCCGCTGGTCGACCTGATCGCCCTGACGGTGGGTAGCGAGTTCCGCATCTACGCCGCCAATGGCGATGTGCTGACCCCCGCCAACGTGACCCCGAAGCCACAGAGCTACGTCGGAGCGAACAACGTTCAGCCGTGTGTCGCCGAGTCGTCGATCCTCTACGCACAAGGGCAGGGCGGCCATGTGCGTGAGTTCGCCTACGCTGGCACGGGCATCAACGGGGCGACCTACAGCACCAACGATGTCAGCGTGCTGGCTCCGCACCTGTTCGACAACTACACCATCGTCGACATGGCCTACAGCCGCACGGCGTCGTGCCCGACCCTGTGGGCGGTGCGAAGTGATGGTTACCTGCTGGGCATGACCTACGTGCCTGGCCAGAACGTGCGCGCCTGGGATCAGAACAACACCGACGGGCGTTTCGAGTCCGTGTGCTGCGTGGCCGAGGGAAATGAAGACGTGCTGTACGCCGCGGTCGTGCGCACTGTCGCGGGGGTGGAGTACCGCTACGTCGAACGGCTGCACACCCGCCAGTTCACCGCCAAGGAAGACGCCTTCTTCGTCGACTCGGGATTGACCTACTCCGGAACAGCCACCGCTTCCATGCGTGGCTTGTGGCACCTCGAGGGCCGCACGGTGAATGCGCTCGCCGACGGCGCCGTGGTGCGCAACCTCACGGTCACCAATGGGGCGATCACTCTCCCGGCTGCCGTCACGAAGGCGCACATCGGCCTGGCCTACCTGAGCGACATGCGGACCCTGCCGGTCTCGTGGCAGGTCGATGGCTTCGGTCAGGGTGTCATCAAGAACGTGGGCAAGGTCCACCTTCGGCTGTCGCAGTCCAGCGGCATCCACCTGGGCCCGGACGACGAGCACCTGGTGGAGGTGAAGCAGCGCACGAATGAGCCGTACGGAACAGCCCCCAGCCTCATCAACGGCTGGAAGCACACCAACATCTCGCCTCAGTGGCAGGACGACGGTGCCATCGTGGTGCAGCAGCCCGACCCGCTGCCGGTCACGATCCTCTGCATGGTGCTTGATACCAGCGTGGGCGGCTGATGGCGGAGCTGCTCATTCGCGACGTTCGAGAGGGCGACGTGGAAGCCCTGCTCGCCAACCTCCGACCTGCCGACCGAGCCGAAGCGGACGCACTGGTGGGGCCCGACAAGACCGAATCGGCCGTTCGCGAGAGCGTCAGCTCATCTGTCATGGCCTGGACCGGCCACGTCGGCGATGAGGTGGCCTTCATCTTCGGCTGCTCGCCGGTTTCCTTGCTGGGGGAAGAGGGTGTCCCCTGGCTCATCGGCACGCCGCTGATCGACTGCCACCGCCGTGCGTTTATCCGGTTCAGCCGCGTTTATCTTCCCTCAATGCTGGCCATCTACCCGACCCTGGTGAACCTCGTGGACGTGCGCAACGTGAAATCGATCGCCTGGCTAAAGAAGATGGGCTTCACGCTCCTGCCTGCCCAGCCGGCAGGCGTGGCTGGCCTGCCGTTCCACCCGTTTTTCATGACCAACACCTAAGGGAGGCGGCCTATTTGCTACATGGCGCTCATTCCCGTTGCGATGGCCGCGTTCTCGGCCTATCAGCAGTCGCAGTCTGCCAAGCAGCAGGGCCAGTACCAAGCCAAGGTTGCGCAGAACAACGCCCAGGTCGCCGAGTGGCAAGTCGCTGACGCCAAGGAGCGCGGCGATGTCGCCGTCGCCAACGTGCGCCGCAAGTACGCCGCCCTGGAGGGCACGCAGACCGCATCTCTCGCGGCGCGCGGCATCGACATCAGCGAAGGCTCGGCCAATGCGCTGCTGACGGACACCAGCTTCTTCAGCGATGTGGATCAGCGCACCACGCGCGCCAACGCGGCCCGAGAAGCATGGGGATACCAGACGCAGGCCAACAACTTCGCAGCCAACGCCAACGCCTATCAGGCGGGCGCTGATGCGCAGAACCCGCTGATGTCGGGCGCGCTGGCTGGCACCGCGGCCTACTTCGGCGGCGGTGGATCGACGGGCATGTCGGGTTCCGGCTTTGCGAGTTCCGGCAACAGCCTGTTGTCCAGCAGCACGTCAGTGAGCCCGAAGTGGTACGGCGGCGTGAACGGCTCGGCCGGCGGCGGCTCCATGGGTGCATACGGCTGATGGCTACCGTCCCCACCGTCGACGGACCCAGCGTCACCGCGACGCCGGCACCCAACGCCTACCAGGAGACGCCTCGCGCGCTGGGTGCGGCGGGCGCTGCCGTGCAACAGCAATTCGGCATGGCCCAGCAGGCGGCCGGGGCTTTCGCGGCGCAGTACAAGCAAGAGCAGGAGCTGGCCGACCAGGTGCGCGTTGATGATGCGATCAACCAGGCCAAGGAACGCCAGATCGACCTGACCTTCAACAAGGACACGGGCTTCACCAACGTCAAGGGCATCAACGCCCTGCAGCGCTCGTCCGGCCAGCCTCTTGCCGAGGAATACACCGAGCAGTACAAGAATTCGATCAACGAGATCACCGGCACGCTGGGCAACGACCGCCAGAAGCGAGCGTTCCAGCTCCGTGCCAACGACATGGTCACCGGCTTCCGTGGCCAGGTCATGGCGCACGAGGGCCAGGAATTCCACGACTACACCGTCAGCGTGCGCGAAGGGACGATCGCCAACCGCCGACAGGAAATCGGCCTTTTCTACAACGACCCCACGAAGATCGACAACGCACTGGCCTCCATCAATGCCGCGGTGACCGACCTCGGCCGCAACCTGGGCGGCAAGTCCGCCGAATGGATCGAGGCCCGCTCCCGCAAGGAGCAATCCGACGCGCTCGTTGGGGCCGTGGGTGCTGCGCTCGAGAAGAACGACCTGATGTACGCGGACGGCCTCATCAAGGCCTACTCCAACCGCATGGATGCCAACGACCTGCTGCGCGTGCGCGGGGCTGTGGACAAGCAGATGGATGCCGCGGTCGCAACCAAGGTGGCCACCGATGCCGTGAAGTCGGTTCAGCCTCGCGTGCAGCCCTCTGACTTCGACCGCATCCTCAACATCACCATGAACACCGAGAGCGGCGGCAAGCGCTACGGTGCCGATGGCCAGCTGCTGACGAGTTCGGCCGGCGCCAAGGGTGAGATGCAGGTCATGGATGGCACCAACCTGGACCCAGGGTTCGGGGTCAAGCCGGCCGACATGAGCGGCACGCCGGAGCAGCAAGCCGGCGAACGTGCTCGTGTGGGGCGTGACTACCTGTCGGCCATGATCCAGAAGTACGACGGCAACGTGGCGCAGGCCTGGGCGGCATACAACGCAGGTCCTGGCGCGGTCGACAAGGCCAAGGCCGAAGCGGCTGCCGACGTGAAGGAGATGGCCAAGCGCGGCGAGCGCCCCAGCCCCGATGCGTGGCTGAAGAAGCTGCCCGCCGAGACGCAGGACTACGTTGCCAAGAACACCGCGGCCTACCAGCAGGGTGAAGGCCGTCCTCAGATCCCAACACTGGAGGACGTGCACAACAACGTGCGCGCCCAGCTCGCAGGCACCATGAGCCCGTCGCGCGTGAAGCTCGCGATCGACGAATCGACCCGCCAGTGGGAAGACCTGCAGAAGGGCATCAAGGCCACGGATGAGGCAGCGACTTCGGCGGCTCAGCAATGGCTCGCCAACAACGGCGGCCGGTTCTCCCTGCTGCCCGCAGCCTTGCGCCAGGGCGTTCCGCCGAAGGAACTCGACAACCTCATCAGCTACAGCCAGAAAGTGGCCAAGGGCGAAGACCGCACCGAGCCCGACTGGTATCAGAAATTCAGCGACCAGAACTACCTCCGTGGTTTGAGCGAAGACCAGTTCTCCGTGCTCAGCCAGCGCTACCTGAGCGAGCAGGACCGCAAGCACTTCGCCAGCGAGCGCGGCCGGCTGCTGACCGGCGGCCAATCGGACAAGGCGGGCGACCTCAACACCGGAGCCGTGAAGTCGGTGCTCGACACCCGCCTGCGCGAACTCCAGATCGACCCGTCCCCGAAGGACGACGGCGGCGCCGACGCAGCGCGCATCGGTGCGATCCGCCAGTACGTCGACCGCTCCCTGCTGGCGGCCCAGCAGTCGGCCGGCAAGAAGTTCAGCGACGCCGAGATCGCCAAGCACGTCGACGGCATCTTCGCGCAGACCGACACCGTTCGTACATGGATGGGCTTCTCCAGCGAGAACAAGCCGCTGGTGTCGATGACCGCAAGTGACATCCCATCAGCCATCAAGTCCCGCCTGAAGGATGACTTCAAGGCCAACGGGATCGACAGCCCGACCGATGCGCAGATCCTTGGCGCCTACCTGCAGGCCAAGGGCCGCAAGAAGAAATGAGCGACGAACAACTCGACACGACTGGCGCGGTCGCTGACTTCCTGGGTGGAAGCCTGCCCGACCGCGCACGCGCCAGCATCGCCGGGGCGGTGAACTCCAAGCCCGACTTCGAGGCCCGCATCCGCAAGATGTCGACCGAGGCCGGCGTTCCGATCTCGACCGCTCGGGAGCTGCCTGACGAGGTGAACCGCAAGGCGAAGATGGAGAGCATGGACTTCGACGACCTGTCGAAGAAGTTCCCGTCCACCATGCAGTTCCTGACGCAACAGGACAACGCCAAGATCGCCCACGACGACGTGAACAACATGGGGCTGATCGAGGCCTCCGTGAACTCGTTCAAGCGGGGCATCCCGGGGCTGAAGCAGAACCTATCTGCCACGTCACTGCGCGCCAACGCCAACATCCTCGGCAACGTTGATGCTATCGAGAAGAAGATGGCGGCCGGCGAGAACGTGCTCGACAGCGAAGACCCGTTCGCCCTCCGTTTCATGACGCCCGAGCAGCGCAGCGATTTCCGCGCGCAGGCAATCCGTGCGGCCGGTGGTAACGCGACCAGCATCGCCGAGAACCAGGCCATCAAGGACGCCATTCCTCAGCCCGGGGTGGTCAACCAGGTGATGAGCGCCAAGGGCTGGGGCGAGGCGATCAACGCCTTCATGTCCGACCCCGTGACCTTCGTCGCGTCGATCGGCCCCGAAAGCCTGGTGCAGAACGCCCCCGGCATGGTGGCTGGTGCCGTCATTCCCGGCGGGGTTGCCGTCAAGGCCGCCACGATGGGTGTGGGGTCTGGTGTCACGGACTACGGCAGTAGCCTCCTCGAGGGACTGAGCAAGGCCGGCGTCGACATCAAGGACACCGAAGCCCTGAAGAAGGCTGCGCAGAACCCCAAGCTGATGCAGCAGGTCGCCGCTCAAGCCATGGCGCATGCGATGGTGGTGGGTACGGTGGACGGTGCCAGCGGCGGCATCGCGGGCAAGCTCGCCATCCCGACCAAGGTCATCAAGGGCCCGGTGGCGCGCGAGGCCGCCAACATCGTCACCCAGATGCCAATCCAGGGCGCGATGGGCGCAGCCGGCGAGGCGGGCGGTGAACTGGCTGCAGGACAACAACTCGACCCCGGCAACATCCTGGCCGAGTTCGTCGGCGAGTCCTTCACGGCACCCGCTGAAGTCGCATCGATGGTGTCGGGCCAGGTGCGCGAACGGGTCGCCCAGGCGCGCGAGGCCGAGGCGCACGCCAAGTCGCTGGAGGAGCTGTCCAAGTTCTCCGAAGCCAGCAAGGTCAAGGCGCGCGATGCGGACACGTTCAAGGCCTTCGTTGAACAGGCCGCCCAGAACGGCGAGACTCCCACAGAGCTTTTCATCGATCCGACCCTCCTGGCCAACAGCCTGAACCAGTCCGGCATGACCGTGCAGGAGATGCAGGCCCTAGTGCCCGTGGCAATGGGGCAGATTCAGGAGGCGATGGCCAATGGCGTCGACGTGCGCGTGCCGGTGGGCGAGTTCGCCGCCGTCGGCGAGAAGGTCACGGCTCCGCTGATCGATCACTTCCGCACCAGCGAAGACGCGATGACGCGCGCAGAAGCCACCCTGTACCTGGACGAGAAGGGCGCCGAGATCAAGGCGCAAGTCGAAAAGGCGCTCTCGGAGCACGAGGAATCCAGCGCTCACCAGCAGTCGATCAACAACGTGCAGGCCAATTTCGAGGCCCAGCTCAACACCGCCAACCGCTTCACGTCGGCCGCGAACAAGGCCTATGCCTCCCTGCTGGCCAACTTCTACGGCGCGCAGGCGCAGCGTCTCGGCATCACGCCCGAGGAACTGGCGCAGAAGTACGGGCTCAAGGTGCAGGCGCAGAGCGTGGCCGGCGAGCGCACGCTGAATCAGGGATCGCTGGGGGCTGAGCTTTCGTCGCGCATCGCGGGGGATTTTGACGGCGCTGTCAGGGAATATGACGCCATCCCGGGAACCGATGGCGGCCGAATCCTCAACACTGACGAGGCGCGCGAACTGTCCGAGGGGTACAGGGCTGACCGAACAAAGTCGGCGGACGTTCACGAAGCCTCGAGCCAGTTCGTTAAAGACCTGTATGCGTCCAAGCTGGCTCAGCCAACGCCAGTAGGTCGGCAGCCGCTGGTCCTTTTCACGGCCGGCGGCACGGGTGCTGGCAAGTCGACCTCCTTGCAGACAGATCAGGGTAAGGCTATGTACGAGGCCGCTGAGATGGTCTACGACACCAACATGAACAGCCTGGACTCGGCAGTCAAGAAGATCGATCAGGCGCTGGACGCGGGGCGTTCGGTCGCCATCCTCTACACCTTCCGCGATCCAGTTGATGCACTGGTCAAGGGCGCCCTTCCGCGTGCAATGCGGATGGGGCGCACCGTTCCGCTGGCTGAGCACGCCAAAACCCATGCTGGCGCGTACAAAACGGTTGCCGCGTTACGCGAGAAGTACGCCGATGACCCGCGAGTGGCGGTCCAAGTTGTGGACAATTCACGAGGGGCCGGCAACGCGCAAGTAACAGAGTTTGACGCTCTGCCAGGGATCGCCGATACTGACCTAGAGGAAACCCTATATGCAAACCTCCAGCAAGAACTCCAAGCCGGCCGGATCAGCCAACAAGTCTTTGCCGGTACAGCCGGCCTTCGACGTGAAGGCGTGGAGCAAGCAGGCGGCGGAACTGGCAGCAGCGAACCTTCGCGCGCAGACCAAAAGCAGCTAAACCAGGGCGAAACAGCGCCCCGGGCGCAGATCGCCTTTGCCGACGACATCGCCGGCAGCCCCAGCGTCATCAGCCTACTGGCCGGCGCAGACCTCTCCAGCTTCATCCACGAATCGGGCCACTTCTTCCTTGAAGTGCAAACCGACCTCGCCACCAAGATTCAGCAGCAAGCCTCTGAGGGCGGCAGCCTGAGCCCCGGCGAGCAGGCCGTGGTCGATGACATGAACACGCTGCTGTCGTGGTTCGGCGTCAAGGGCAGCGAGAACCAGACCCCGCTCGAAGCCTGGGGCGCCATGTCGCTGGACGAAAAGCGCCAGTACCACGAGCAGTTCGCGCGCGGCTTCGAGGCCTACACCATGGAAGGCAAGGCCCCGAGCCTCGCGCTTCAAGAGGTGTTCGGCCGCTTCCGCTCCTGGCTGATCCACGTCTACACCACGCTGCGCAATCTCAACGTCACGCTGACCGACGACGTGCGCCAGGTGATGGGCCGCATGTTGGCCACCGACTTCGCCATTGAAGAGGCCGAGGCCGCACGCAACATGGGCCCGCTGTTCGTCGACGCCAAGAGCGCCGGCATGACCATGGAGCAGTTCGACGCCTACCAGGCTACCGCACGCGCTGCGACCGATAAGGCCGCAGCAGAGCTTCAGGTCCGCGGTATGAGGGACATGCAGTGGGTCAGCCGCGCCAAGGACAAGGCGATCAAGGCTCGCCAGACTGAAGTCGAAGGGCTGCGCCGCGAGGTTCGCCGCGAAGTCACCAGCGAGGTTCTGAGCCAGGCCGTCTACCGCGCGTGGCAGTTCCTGGCCGGCAAGGGTGAAGCGGTCGACGTCGTGGAGCCCGGCTCCCTGCCCATCGGCGAGATCGACACCATCACCCAGAAGGGCAAGCTGCGCACCAGCGCCGTGAAGGAACTCAGCCGCGAACAGTGGGAGGTGCTGTCCAAGCGCCGCATGACCTCGGAAGACAACGGCATGCACCCGGAGATCGTGGCCGAGCTGTTCGGCTTCGACAGCGGGGATGCGCTGGTGCAGGCGCTGCTGGAGGCCAAGCCGCCGCGCGAGCAGATCGCCGATCTCACCGACATCCGCATGATGGAGAAGTACGGCGACATCGCAAGCCAGGAGGCCCTGAACCGCGCCGCCGACGAAGCCGTGCACAACGAAGCCCGGGCGCGTTTCATCGCCTCCGAACTGAAAGCCCTGCAGGACGCCAACACAGTCCGCGAAAAGCGCGGCAAGAAGGGCAGCATCGACGTGATGGCCCAGGCCGCCAAGCAGTACGCCGCCGACATCATCAACCGGCTGAAGGTGCGCGACCTGCGTCCGGCTCAGTACGCCTCTGCCGAGGTGCGCAGTTCCCGCCTCGCCGAGCAGGCGCTGAAGAAGGGCGAGCTGCCCGAAGCGGCGATGCACAAGCGCAACCAGCTGGTCAACAACTACGCGACGAAGGCGGCCTACAACGCGCAGGACGAGATCAAGGCCACGATCAAGTACTTCAAGCGGTTCGACAAGCGCTCGAAGTCGATCGACCCAGCCTACATGGATCAGATTGAGGCCCTGCTCGAGCGCTTCGACCTGCGCAACACCTCACTGCGAGCGGTCGACAAACGCAAGTCGCTGGTGGAGTGGGTGGAGTCGCAGCGCGAACAAGGGCTGGAGCCCGACATTCCTCCCGAGCTGCTGAATGAGGCGATCCGCCAGTCGTACAAAGACATGACGGTTGACGAGCTGCGTGGTCTGCGCGACACCGTGCAGCAGATCGAGCACCTGGGGCGCCTCAAGAACCAGCTGCTGACGGCCAAGGCCAACAAGGATTTCGAGGCCGTGCGATCGGAGCTCGTGAAGAGCATCGACGAGCATGCCGGATACCGGCAGGCCGACACGCGCACGCCCACCACGGTGCTTGGCGAGAAGCTGCTCGCGCTGAAGAAGTTCTGGGCCAGCCACATCAAGGCAGCCACCTGGGCGCGCATCCTCGACGGCGGCAAAGATGGTGGCCCCGTGTGGGAATACCTGATCCGCACCGCCAACGAAGCCGGCGACAACGAAACCGTGGCGCGCGAGAAGGCAACCAAGGATCTATCCGCCCTCGTGGCGCCGGTCCTGAAGGAAGGCAAGCTCGGCGGCAAGGGCGAGTTCTTCCCGTCGGTGAACCGCAGCATCAACCGCGAAGGCAAGCTCGCGATCGCACTCAACCTCGGCAACGAGAGCAACATGCAGCGCCTGCTGGGTGGCGAGGGCTGGACCCTGCAGCAGCTGCAGCCGGTGCTGGACACACTCACCGCAGAAGACTGGAAATTCGTGCAGGGCGTCTGGGACTACTTCGAGTCGTTCCGCCCGCAGATCGCCGCCAAGGAGCGCCGTGTTTACGGAGTCGAGCCGGACTGGATCAAGCCGACCCCGGTGGTCACCAAGTTCGGCACATTGAAGGGCGGCTACTACCCGGTCAAGTACGATCCCCGCGCCAGCGAGCGCGCCGAGTCGCACGCCGATGCGGAAGAGGCCAAGCGCCAGATGCAAGGTGCCTACACCTCGTCGACCACCCGCCGCTCGTTCACCAAGAGCCGCGCGGAAGAAGTGAAGGGCCGCCCCCTGCTGTATTCGCTCGACGGCATCTACGGTGGCATCCAGGAGGTGATCCATGACCTGAGCTGGCACGAGTGGCTGATCGACGCGAACAAGATCCTGCGCAACCAGACGATTTCTACCGCGATCCGAGAGCACTACGGCCCCGAGGTGCACCAGCAGTTCAAGACCTGGACAGAAGACATTGCGGGCGGCGAGCAAGCAACCCGCGCGGCCGGCGAGAAGGCGCTCGCCTGGGTGCGCCAGGGTGTCAGCATCTCCGGGCTTGGCCTGAACGTCATGAGCGCCATGATGCAGCCGCTGGGCATCACGCAGTCGATGGTGCGCATCGGTCCCAAGTGGGTGGGCCGTGGCATCGCCAAGGCCATGGGCTCTCCTGCCGAGACCTACCGCGAGATCAACAGCAAGAGCGACTTCATGCGCACCCGCGCGCTGACCCGCATGCGAGAACTCAACGAGTTGCGCAACCAAGTGAAGGGCCAGACCGAGACGCGCGCCAAGATCGATGCTGCGGCCTACGCGCTGATGCTCCGTGCCCAGCAGCTGGTCGACATCCCGACTTGGTGGGGCGCCTACGAGAAGGCCATCGCCGAGGGCAACAACGACGCTCGAGCCACGGACCTCGCCGACCAGGCGGTGATCGACGCGCAGGGTTCCGGTGGCACGAAGGACCAGGCCGCGATCGAGCGCGGCGGCCCGGCGTTGAAGCTGTTCACGGTTTTCTACAGCTTCATGAACACCGCCTTGAACCTCGGGGCTCAGTCGACCATGACCGAGGCGAGCCGCGCCAAGCTGGCGGCCAACTACCTCATGCTGTACGTGATCCCGCCGATCCTGGGCTTCATGCTCAAGAACGCGCTAACACCGGGGGATTCTGGTGACGATGACGACTGGGGTAAGTTTGCCAACAAGGTTGTGAAGGAAGAACTCGGCTTCCTGTTGGGCCTCTTCTTCGGGCTGCGCGAACTGCAAGGCGCCTGGGATGCGTTTCAAGGCAAGCCGGGAGGCGACTACTCCGGGCCGGCGGGTGGGCGTCTGATTGGCGACACGCTCAAGCTGACCAAGCAGGTAGGGCAGGGTGAGGCAGACGACGGACTGCGTAAGGCCATCATCAACGTGGCCGGCGAGTTGTTCCGCCTTCCATCGGCGCAGATCAACCGAACCATCACAGGCGCAGAGGCCTTGGGCGAGGGGAAAACACAGAACCCGTCCGCCCTCCTGTTCGGGTTCCAGGAGAAGCGCTGAGTGCGCTTAGTGGCGAGGCACCCTCCCAGAATCGTCTGGGAAGGAACGCCCACCCATGACCATTTCGTCCAATGCCGCGCCCAAGGCTGGCCCTTTCAACGGCAACGGGGTGCAGACCGTCTTCCCGTTCACTTTCCATGCGTTCGCCAAAGCAGACCTGCTGGTCGTCATGGCGGTCACGATCACTGGGGTGGAAACGACACTGGTGCTGGACAGCGCCTATAGCGTCACGCTGAACGCGGACCAGAGCGCGAACCCCGGCGGCACTGTCACCTACCCGATCAGCGGCACGCCGCTACCAGCGGGCTCCACGCTGACCATCGTTAGTGACATCGAATACACCCAGAACACAGACCTGATCAACATGGGCGGGTTCTACCCGGATGTGATTGAGGACACGCTCGACCGCGGGGTGATGCAGAGCAAGCAGGTCCTGGAGATCGTCAGCCGCACGCTTCAGGTGGCTGTGTCGACGCCGGCCAACGTCAACGTCACACTGCCCGCCCCATCAGCCTCGCAGCTCATCGGTTGGAATGGCACCGCGACCGGCCTCGTCAACTACGTGCCGGACGTGAGCAGCGCGGCCGGCCTGCAAATTCGACTCGCTGACACCGCTAGCGCATCCAACGGCGATGCCCTGATGGGCGTTTTGCAGCCACTGACCGGAGCCCAGGCCACCACCCAGCACGACAAGAACGCAGAGCGCATCAGCCTGCTCGACTTCATTCCGCAGTCTCAGCGGGCAGCAATCCTGAACTTCACATCAGTCACTGACTGCTCGGCCTACATCCTGGCGTGCTTTGCTGCCGCGAACGGCCGCGAAATCTACGTACCTGCCGGCAAGTACAACCACGCCACGGCACTGACCTACGCCAAGACCCTGCGCTTTCATCTGCGCGGCGAGTTTGCTGGGTACGACGCGGGGCTTGGTGCGGTGTTCAACTACACCGGGGCCGGGATTGGCCTGCAAGTAGGCGTCGATGACGGCAACCCAGACTCCACCGGCCCCATCCGTGACGTGACCATCACAGGTATCACGTTCAGCACCTCCACTGGCTCGTCAAGCCTGCGCATCCAGAACACCGCGCTGACGTTGATCGAACGTAACCGCTTCTACGGCGCCAGCGGAAAGTGTGTTGACGCCCGTGCCAATGTCCTGCTGAAGATTCGCCACAACGACATTCGAGGATCACAACCAGCATCTGGTAACTACGGCATCTATCTGGACGAGGAGTATTTCGGCAACTTTGTCACCGAGATTGAAGGCAACCACATCTACCAGGTGAACCACGCCGGCCGCTTCTGCGAGGGGCGCAACCTGCGTGTGCAGAACAACACGGTGGAGAACATCCGCCCAGGCGCTACCGGCGGTGTGTGGAAGTTCGAGACGAGCGGCTACATCTCGACCATGGCCTTCCTCTACAACTACTACGAGAACCACCGCGGCTACGTTTACGAGGGCGCCAGCTTCACCGGCGCTATCCTGAGCCTGATCATTAAAGGTGAGGATGCGTGGGGATCGGGTGATGCTGGCAATGTCAACCCAGGCGTCGGCAATCTGCCGAAGACAAAGGTCTTCGCCCATGACATCCGCGACAACTTCTTCGTCGACAGCAGCTGGAACACGCAAGCCGCGCTTGCTTTGACGGCGGTCTACCCGACCACCTCAGTCTTTGACACCACCACCACGATCGTTCGCGATCAGGTGACAAACAAGGAGTACGAAGACGCCATCGTCTATGCGCTGGCGCCGAACGATCTGATGAAGGTGGCCGGCGACTTCTCTGGCATCACGGCTGGCACGCCGGGCACGTTGGCTGTC